CATCCTCGATTCCCCGAAGCGCGACCACTGGCTGCACTGGCTGCGCCACCAGCACATGGCCCTGCACGCCCACGGCTGGCTGATGGTGCATGCCGGCGTGCTGCCGCAGTGGTCGCTGGCCGACACCCTGGCCCTGGCCGGCGAGGTGGAAACGCTGCTGCGGGGCCCCGATCTGGTGGCCTTCCTGCACCAGATGTACGCCAACGAGCCAGCCCGGTGGGATGCCCACCTGCAAGGCACCGAACGCGCCCGCCTCATCATCAATGCCCTCACCCGCCTGCGCTTTTGCAGCGCCGACGGCACGATGGACTTCGACGTCAAGGAAAGCGCAGACGACGCCCCGCCCGGCCTGCTGCCCTGGTTCAACGTGCCCGGCCGGCAGACCGCCGACGTTCCCATCGCCTTCGGCCACTGGTCCACCCTGGGCACGCTCGACCGGCCCCGCCTGCTGCCGCTGGACACCGGCTGCGTCTGGGGCGGCAGCCTCACCGCCGCCCGCATCGACCCGCGATCACCGCTGCAGCGCGAACTGATCAGCGTGCGCTGCGACCGAGCCCAACGACCCGGCTAGAATCGCGGCCTTCCGGAGGTTTGGGTGAGTGGTTTAAACCAGCAGTCTTGAAAACTGCCGACGGGCAACCGTCCGTGAGTTCGAATCTCACAGCCTCCGCCAAGAATGCCCAACGCAATGCAACAGGCCCGCACAATTGGCGGGCCTTTTTGCTGCAGAATCAGCCACTTACAGCCGGGCCGATGGCGCCAAACCCCACACAAGACACCGTGCCGCCACGATTGCACAGACGCATCGTGTCGGCATCCGTGTAGGCACCGGCAAACCTCGATCACTCGGATGCCTACATGCCTACCGACACGCTGACCGACGCCAAATGCCGGGCCGCCAAGCCACAGGCGACCGCCTACAAGATTTTTGACGGCGGGGGGCTTTTCCTGTGGGTCAGTCCCAAGGGCGCGAAAGTCTGGCGCCTGGCCTACCGGCTGGCCGGCAAGCCTCAGACGATGAGCTTCGGCCCCTATCCCGAGGTGTCGCTCGCCGAGGCACGGAAGAAGCGGGCCGAAGCGAAGGCCACCCTGCGCGAAGGCTCCGACCCGATGGCGCCACGCAAGGCCAAGCCGGCACCAACGCTGCGCGAAGAGTGGAATGCCTACTGGTCAGGCAAGCAGGATCTGACCGATGCCTACAAGCGCGATGGAACAAGGTGCATGGAAACGTGGGTGTTCCCCACCCTGGGCGACCGGCCCATCAACGAGATCGACAAGGCGGCACTACTGGAAGCCCTGGGCCGAATGAACGCGGCCGGGCGCTACCCCTACGTGCGCAAGGCCCGCATGTGGCTGGCCCAGATGTTCGACTTCAGCGTGGAGCACGGACGGTGCCAAGCCAACCCTGCCCGCCTGATCCAGCCCGAGAAGGCCTTCGGCAAGGCGCGCGAGAAGCACTTCTCGGCCATCGAGCCGCACGAGGCCGGCGAGTTCATGGATCGTCTGGGGATGGAAGTTCCAGAGCTGCAGGCGGTGCTGGCGTGCCGCTTCCTGGCCTACACCTGGACCCGCACCACCGAGATGCGCATGATGCTGTGGGATGAGCTGGTGGCCACCGACACCTGGCTGATCGACGGCGAGCGCATGAAGCGCGGCCGTGATCACCTTGTGCCGCTGTCCGCCCAGGCTCAGGACATCATCAGGCAGATGCGCGCGCGCTCCCGCGGCTCGCGCTTCGTGTGGCCATCAGAGCACAACCTGGACCGCCCCATGAGCGAGAACGCCGTGCTCGCCCTGCTCTACCGTATCGGCTACAAGGGCCGCATGACCGGGCACGGTTGGCGCAGCGTGGCCAGTACCTGGGCGAACGAGGCTGGCTACAACACCGACGCTGTGGAGCTGCAGCTGGCCCATGTGCCGGAGAACGCAACGCGCTCAGCCTACAACCGCGCGACCTACTTCGGGGAGCGCCGCGCGATGCTTCAGGACTGGGCCGACTGGTTGGACGCGCAGACGGCGCAGACCTAGCCGGGCGGCTTGGCCTTCGCCCGCTTTCTCAGCGAGGCCGCCAACGCATCACGCAGCCACTGCGATCCGCCCAGCGCCAGGTATTCGGCGTGCAGCTCTGGCGGCGCCTTGCAATGGATCGGCTTCCAATTCCCATCCTCGACAAGTCGAGGCCGGCCAGGGGATTTCGCAGATGGTTTTCGTGTTGCCATTTCTGCGATTTTACGTGCAGCCGAATAGGGGGTTGTCGCGCATGTTTCGTGTACACGAAACTATGCCTCATGAAGAAGAAGCAGTTGAAAAAGTTGCTGAAGGCCGCCGAGGCGTCAGCCCAGGCCCAGCCCATCGCCACGGTGCCGAATGACCGGCCGCTGGCTGACTGGCTGGACGTGCACGAGCAGCAGATACGCACAGCCGGCTATGCGCCCCAGACGGTGAAGAACCGCGTGGGCATCCTGCGGCACATCCGCCGTTTGTGGGGTACGCGCGGCATCCGGTCGCTAAAGGCCCACGAGATCGCTACGGCCATCCGGGCCGAATTCTTGCCCGACAACACCAGCACGGCGCAGCGGGTCTTGGGCGAGCTCCGCATGGTCTACAGCGAGGCAGTGGCCAATGACTGGTGCGACACGTCGCCAGCCATGTTCGTGAAGATGCCCAAGCACCGGGTCATGCGCGAGCGGCTGAAGTTCGAGACGTGGCACCGGATGTGGCGGCGCTCGCAGGATGGCACCTGGCCGCGCTGGGTGGAAGCGATGCTGCTGCTGGGCCTGGTGATCGGCCAGCGCCGCGCCGACCTGTCGCTGATGACCGAGGCGAACATCGTCACCGCGGCGGATGGCCAAGAGGTGCTGCAGTTTGAGCAGCAGAAGAAAGCCGGCAAGGAATTCGGCTCACGCCTGGAGATCCCGCTGTCCCTGCGCATGGACGAAATCGGTATGACGGTGGGTGACGTGATCGAGGTGTGCCGGGCATGCGCAAAGCCCGGGCCGAATCTGCTGCGCATGCGCGGCGGCCGGTCGATCAGCAAGGGTTCGCTCAGCACCCGGTTTCACGAGCTGATCGTGATGTCAGAGGGCCGCAACGCCTACGCACGCCGCAAGTGGCCCTCACTGCACGAGGTGCGCTCGCTCAGCGCCCGCATGTACGTCGAGCAGGGAATGCCGCCTGCCGTGGTGCAAACGCTGCTGGGCCACTCGAATCAGGAAATGACCCAGCTCTACCTCAACGAGCGCGGCATGGGCGCGGCCAAGTTCAAGCGGGTCGAGGTGCCAGACGGCGCCACCACCGATCATCGCCAGATTGAGATCACCGCGGCCACGTAGACAACCAGCAGCGGCCAACCACCAAGTGACCAGGCCAGCATGCCCAGGCTGACTAGCGTCACGCACCAGAACAGCATGGCGACGGCCCTCATTGGGCGGCCTCTTCGCGCAGCTCTTGCATCACCGCGCCACGCATGGACTTCGGGGCGGAACGGATCAGCCTGTCGGTGCTGTCCTGGTTCATCCGCTTCACCTTGGCCTTCACTGCGTTGGTGACGCGCTGCGGGTCAATGGTGTTGTCGGGGTAAGTCTGGTTCCACAGGTCAAGCATCTTCATGGCGCGGGCTGTTCTGGCATCGTCCTTCTCGTCCACGCCGCGGGCGATCTGGTCGATGATGCGTGAGGCGGTTTCACGGTTGAGCGCGATCTTGTCACGAACCACACCCTCGGATGCCCGGCGTTCAGCCACCCGGTTGGGGTTGAAGCCGATCATCTTCCACAGCGCATCAGCTGTGGTGGTGTCGACCACCTTGTTGCCTGCGGTATCGCGGTACTTGCCGTCCTTCAGCATCTCGGCGCCCTTGAGGGCGTTGCGGATGCCCACCGGGGCGGCCTGGGCGATGGCTCGGCCGGCGCCCTCAGTGGCGCCGCGCGGATCGCCCGAGTTGATTGTGTCGCCCACGCCCTCGGCGATCATCTCGGCGGCCTTGAAGTACGTCGTGAAGAAGCTCCACGCCGGCCCACCAAGCTCTTCCAGATCCTTGGTGCGGTCCTGCTTGACCTTCAGCGCGCCGGTTCCCGGGATCATGTTGCCCATGCCCAGCCGGCCCGCCACATCGAATGGGGCGCCCGGCAGGCCGGACACACCACGGTCGGCGAAGCGCCAGGCCCAGGTTTCCGCGGCTGCGCGCATGCCAGGGTCAGCACCAAACAGCTCAGCCAACTTGCCGGCCACGGCGCGCACCACGTCTTCACGCTTCTCCTTCGTCACCCAGTCCTTGCCCAGGTGCTGCATCATCCCGTCGATGAGGTCTTCCGCATCGCCTGCGAACGGCAGGCCACCAGCGCCGCCCATCAGGAACAGCATGCCCAGCATCATCAGCGCAGCCTTTCGGCCCTGACGGCGCTCGGGCGAACCGGCCTCGCCCTGCATCCACAAGCGGTTCAGCAGCTCCACCGTCTGGATGCCAAACCCCTTGAAGGTGAGAAGCACGCTGCCGGCGGCGCTGCGCTCGGCTGCTGATCGGTTCCCCTTGTTGGCCAGAAACTGGGTCTCGTTGACCACCTTCTTGGCGAACTCGTATGGGTCGCCCAGGTTCTCGCGGATGGCTGTGCGGTAGGCCGCGATGAAGCTTGCCCGGCGGTTGACCATTTCCGCCCACGAGAACGGCTTGCCCCAGGCCAGGCCAACCCGGCTGACAGCGTTGCGGGTGCGGGCGATGGCCGCTCCCTTGAGCGTCCCGTCGCCGGTGCGCAGCGATGCCCGGCCGCTGGCCTGTGCCATGATCTCGTGGATTTCCTGCGGCGCCGTGATGCCCTCCTCGTCGGCGCGTTGCAAGGCCGCCTTCAGGGCTGGGTCGGCGATCTTGGCCACACGCAGCGTGCGGTAAGCCTTGGCGAGCTCCTTCGCCGCCTTGCCAGCGCCCCACTGGCTCAGGTAGGGCAGCGTGGTGCTCATGGTCTGGGTCAGGTTGACCACAGCCGACGAGATGTTGCCGCCCAGGTAGTGGGCGAACATCAGCTGGCGCACAGCCGCAGCGGTCTCGGTTGGGTTCATCACCGTCTTGACCTCAGCAATGGCCGCGTCACGCACCTGGCCCTGCTCTTTCGGGATGGCCTCCAGAGCCGTCTTGATCGACGCCTGCCGCAGGTTCCCCGCGACTTGTCGGCCGTTCGAGAACACAAAGCTGGTCAGCACCCGGCCGGCGTCTTCGGAGTAGCCGGCGATCCCCTTGCGGTGGATCAGTCGCTTCATCGCGCTGCGCTGGTTTTTGACCTTCTTCAGGTATTCCTGGAATGCGATGTCGCTGGCCTTGTCGCCCTGTGCGTCCAGACCCAGGATCTCGCCGAATAGCTCCAGCGTCTCAGGGCTCACGCCAGCGTACAGCTCGTGCTGCTTCTCGGACAGCGTACCGCGCGTGACAGCCGCCTCGGGGTACTCGGCCTTCATCTTGGCCGTCATCTCCCGGGCCTCACGCACGGTCTCAAACATCCCGAAGAACACGCGCTCGCCGTCCTGGTCGACGACATCCACAGTGTGGGTGCCAAAGCGCATCAGAGGGGCGTAACCGCGGGCCATCAGGTCTCCCGCCTTTTCGGCCTTATCGAGGATGCTGTTCACGGCATCTTCCAGCACGCCAGCGCGTGCCTGCTCCAGTTGTCCCAGGTCGCGCAGGTGCTGCGCCAACTTGTCGGACGCGGCAGCCACGTCGTGCAGCGCCATCACCTCGTCGGCGATCTCGGCCGCATCGGCGCCGGCCACGCGCAGCATGTCGGACACGGCCAGGTCGGTCAGGCTGCGGTCCACCGCGGTGCGGAACTGCTGGTACAGCTTGATCTGCCCATCGTCGGCGCCGAAGTGATGTTTCAACTCGGCCGGGGTGAACACGATGCCAGGCCGCAGGTAGGCTTGCTCGAACTGGTTGCGCACCCAGCCTTCGTACATGTCCAGCACGTTGGCCTGCATGCGCTGCACCTGATCAGCCGTCACCTTGCCGTCGCGCAGCAGGATGCGCATCTTCTGCTCGGTGTCCAGGCCCTCGGCGGCGGCCTCGGCGTCTTCGATCTTCACTGGGCGGCCATTGCGGTCCCGCGTCCAGGCCAGCGTGCCATGGAACACGGTGGTGGCCAGCATCTTCGAGTCGGCCACGCTGATCGGCGCCTTGCCGAACTCGTGCCCAAACACCTTCAGGCGGGCCGGGATGATGTCGCTCAGGCTGTCCAGCAGCGGGATCACGTCGGGCGCTAGCTGCGCCGCCTCGGCGGTGTATTTCGTCGAGTCAGCGATGAAGCCCTGCACGGCATCGAACACGCGCTTGAAGTGCTTGTTGCGCTGGGCTAGGTTGTACGGCTTGCCCAGGCTCTTGTGCCACCAGTGCAGCCGGCCATCCTCGGCGGTTTTCACGGCCATGTCGGCGAACAGCTGGCCGCCAGGGATCTTGCCGGCGGCCACGGCTCGGGCCTTGTCGGCGAGGCTGAAGTGGGTCTTCGTGATCTTGGCGTCGGAGCCATCGAAGATCACGTAGTTGTAGCTCCCCTCGCCCGCGCTGCGGCTGGTGCCATCCAGGTACTTGATGCCCTTGATGCCGAGCGAAGCCAGGTATTTGGATGCGCCGGCTGGAGTGCCATCAGCCAGGCCACCATCAAATGCATGGAACGATAGGGTGGCGTGGTTGTAGATCTGCTCTCCAGTGGGATCAGCGTTTCCGGATGCGCCGTAACGGTCGCGCATCCCGCGCAGCGTGTTCTTGTCCTTGAAATCCGCGTCTTTGGCGAGCGCATCCCGCACTTTCTCCGGCTGCTCGCTGAGCGGCTTGTCCCAGTGCAGCATGGTGTCGTCTTCGGGGATCTCGGCCTCGTAGAGCTGACCGGCAGGCACCCAGGTTGCGCGCGTCAGCAGTTGGCGGGCTCGCGCCGCCACGGCCGGGTCGGCATACCTAGCGAGCACCTTATCCAAGCCTGAAGACGATTGAGCCTCTTGGAGCATCAGGATGGCCTTGTTGGTTAAGGCTCCGTCCTGTGTGGCCGGTAGCCCGCCAGGAGCCCCCATATCAAACTCTGGCTTCTTGCCATCAATGCGAAGCGCATCGCCGCCGGGAGTCAGCTTTTTGCGATAGAACTCGGCCACTTCCCTGCGCGAAGCCATGTAGAGCCCCCACCCGTAGGCTTGGGCGCCCTCGCCCGTCCCGATCTTGTCCGTGCTGAACTGCTCAATGCCGCGGTGCGGCGTGCCGTGGAACACGATCTGGAAACGGGTCGGGCCGGCAGCGGCGCCGCGGCCGCGCTCCACCCAGCCGCGCGCCGGCGCGATGAACTGCGCGATGACATCGGCATCCGTCATCTTCAGCTTGTCGAAGCCCGGCAGGTTCTCGCGCAGCCAGTTGCGCACGCGCGCCAGCAGGGCTTGCACCCAGGTGCTGGTCGGCCGGGTCTGCGCCAGCTCGGCCAGATACTCTTCGGCCGCCTGCCGGCGCTGCTCGGAGTCGGCCATGTTCAGGCCGTACTGCTTGGCCTTCGCGCCCACCTTCTCTGGCAGTGCCTTGGCCAGGCGGTCAAGCATGCCGTTCAGGTCGTTGCCGAACACGCCGCGCAGGCCGTAGTGCCCAAGCGCCTCGTGTGCCAGAACGCGGGCAGCGTCAGCCGGTGTGCGCAGCTGGCTGGCCAGCAGGTACACCTTGCCGTTGAGGAAGAACCCCTCGGGCGAGCCGGCGGCGCCAGATCGGCGCAGCTTGTCGAAGTCTTGGCGGGCCTCGCTCGGCACCTTCGGGTCGTTCATGTCGAAAGCGACGATGATTTCCGGGGCGTTGGCCCAGCCTTCGCGCACCTTGGCGACATCAGCCTCAACGGCGGCAACGGCCTGGGCCTTCGCGCCGTCCGAGAACTCAGCGGGAGGCGCCTCCGTCTTGGTGCTGCTCAGGCGCTGCAACACTTCCTTGTGAGCAGCGCGGGCCTTCTCCAGCCTGTCAGCATCGGGCCATGCCTCGGTGGTCTCGGTGGATTCAAGATCGGCCAGGGTCTTGCGGGCGCGCTCCAACTGGCCAGTCTCCCAGCGCAGGTTGTCAGTCGTGCCCCAAACCATCGAGCGGGCGGCCTTGAGCACGTCTTCGGCCACCTTGCGGGCCAGCTGCTCGGGGTCTTTCAGGCTCGACGGCACGGGCACGGTGGTGTCCAGCACCTGGCCGCCGGCTTCTGCCACGATCTCGACGAACTGCTCGCCGCGCTTGTCCTTCTGGCCTTCCACCGTCACCTTGTAGGGGCCGATGGCGCCGATCTCGCGCCGGGCTTCTTCCGCCACAGCGTCAGCCACCGTGGTCTGGATGGCCTGGGCGGCGTCGGCGCGGCGGTGGAACGTCTGCCCATCGGTGCTGAACAGGAACGGCTCAACGTCGCCTGACAGCCGCGCGAAAGCCTCGGCCATCTTTGTGCGGCTGGTGTAGGTCTCGCCGTTGAGCTCCACCGACAGCTTGGCCTTCTTCTCCTTGCCGTCCTCGCCGGTCTCGGTGGCATCGTCCAGGCGGCGCAGCTCGAAGCCGGCGGCGGCCCGATCGGTGTAGGCCTTCCCGTTGATCGTCACCTTGAAGCCGCTCTTGAAGGCAGCCACCGCGTCGACCACCTCCTTGGTGGCGTCGGCGAGCTTCTGCGCCTCTTCGATCCGAGCCGGCAGGCGCTTCACATCCTGCTCGGCACGGCGGCGTCGGCCGATCAGGTCGGAGCGGGTGGCGTCGAAGGCGCGCTGCTTCTTCTCCAGCTTCTGCACGTCGGTGCGCAGCTGGATTTCCTTCAGCAGGTCCATGTTGCCGGTGGCCGCTGCCTGCATCTCGCCGGCGGACAGCTCCATGTCCTCAAAGGCGTTCTCGATCTCACGCTCGATCTGCCGCGTGCGAAGCTGGTTGATCATCTTCAGCTTCGTTTCCTGGATCTGCCACATGCGCATGTCCAGGGTGTCGCGGGTCACGTAGGCCAGGATCTCGACCTCGAAGCCCGGGATCGTGTCGGCCAGCATGTTGCCCTGCCGGATGATCCGCCCCTCGCGCTGCTCAACGTCCGATGGCCGCCACGGCACATCCAGGTGGTGCAGCGCCACCAGGCGCTTCTGCACGTTGGTGCCGGCACCCATCTTCGGCGTGCTGCCGATCAGAACCCGGATATCGCCGTTGTTGACCTTGCGGAACAGGGCGGCCTTCTGGTCGTCGGTGTTGAAGTCGTGGATGAAGGCGACCTGCTCGGCCGGGATGCCGCGCTCCACCAGCGCCGCGCGCAGGTCGTCATAGACCGAGAACCCGCGCAGTGCGGCCTGGATGGCGTCCAGCCAGTCGCGGCCCTTGGCATCCAACTCGGCCTGGGCCTCTTCGGCGGCGGCCAGCTTGGCGGCGGCAGCCTCATCACCCAAGTCGGCGCTGGCGCGCAGTTGCTCATCGGACAGCGGCTCGGTACGCGCCTTGATCTCGTTGTATTCGGCCAGCTCCTTCGCGGCCGACTTCAGTGGCGTGCCCATGTCGGAGAACACCAGCTGAGTGCCGCGGTGTTCGGCGTGCTGCTTCCAGCGCGACACGATTTCGTCGGCAGATCGGTCGATTCGTCCGCCGGGCTCGCGCGCTGTAGCAGTCTTGTCCACCAGGCGGATGTCCATGGCAGCTTTGCGGGCGTCACCCATCACCACCAGGATGTTGTCGTCGCCCTTCTGTGGTGGGCCCTTGCGCGCCTCCAGCGCGGCCGCGCGCTTGGCGATCTCACCCATGTAGGCATCGAGCGCGGGGCTCTTGTCCATCGACACCGGCTGACGGCGGCCTGTCTTCAGCACCGGCAGCGGGAATTCCTTGCCGCCGTTCTCTTCCTTGAACGCGGCCTTGATGTCGTCCATCGTCACCGTGTCGGACACCTGATCAAACAGCTTCAGCAGCTCGGCAGTGTTGTCGAAGCTGCTCATGCGGTTGCTGGCCTTGAAGCCGTCCCCGCTGGCCTTCTGCAGCCACACCTGATTCACCGATGCGAAGGTGTTGGCCCATGCGTCGAAGCTCTCGAACCCCAGCTGCTTCACCTGCTCAGGCATCAGGTACCGCATCATGTGGTACATCTCAGCCAGGCTGTTGCTCACCGGCGTGCCGGTCATGAAGACAACGCCCTGTCCACGGCCGTTCTGGTCCATGATCTGGCGCGTCTTCACGTACATGTCGTAGGCGCGCTTGGAGCCCTTCGAGTCGCCCAGGCCCTGTACGTTCTGCATCTTGGTGCTGAACATGAGGTTCTTGAAGCTGTTGGAGACCAGAACCCCATCAGCAAAGAAGTTGTGTGTGTCGGCTACCTCGATGCAATACACCGGTGGATCTTCTCCACCACCCCGGGCAGGTTCTCGTCCACCTCCTGGTTCCAGAACCTCAACACGCACCACCCGAGAGCTTCGAGCGCCCGGTTCTTGCGGGCATCCCGATCCCTGCCGGCCGGCGACTTGTGTGACCTCCCATCCACCTCTACTGCCACCATCGCTACCGGATTCGCCAAATCCAACTTGTAGTGCTTGGGAAGGCCCGGCATCAGGGCTCGGATCGGGGACGTGTTCACCACGAACTCCATCTCCATCCCGGTTGCCTCGTGAATCAACAGCTGCGGGCGCGTCAGCTTCCCATTTCCCCCGCGCTCCACCAGCTTCCTTCCGGCCATCGCCGCTCGAATCTTCTCGATGACCACTGGATCGGCTGTCGGATTCAGCTCCCTCATCCGTTGAGAAGCGGCAGGATCCTTTGACCCCCTTCGGCGCGCAGCCGCAAGTTTCTGCCCCTCCGAAAGACCGGCAAGGATGGGGGCACGAACGTGCTCCAGTGTCATCCGCCACGTTGCCGCGCATGGGTTGCTGCAGAACCGCCTCTTGGCGTTGTTCGCCGCCCCCGACGACTTGAACTGGAACGGCTTGTGGCATTGCTCGCATACCTTCTCAACAGGCTTCGGCACAGGACCGCGCCTCTTCGGCGTCGGCGATGCGCAGGGTGTGGTGTGGCTTGAGGTCGCCAGCGGCGACATATCCGTCTTCATGCGTCCAAACCTGATGGTTCGCGGTGCACTCCAGCACGCCGTAATCGTGGTGGATGCGCACCATTTGGTGCTCTCGCGCATTGGTGAACCAGTTGGTCACCGGCTTCCAGGCCAGCGCGCCAGTTGATAAATCTACAGATAGAACGCGAATAGATGTTCGGCTCTCAACAAGCTCACCAATCGGCATGTGGCCGAGTTCTGTCGTCACCATGGCGTCCCACGGGAAGCAGTGCGCCTCGTCCACGAACAGCTGGTCGACGCCCAACTGCTGCAGGTCCAGCAGATCGTCGATGGACTTCTCGCGCAGGCTGGCGACGCGGTTTTCCAGCCGCTCCTTCATCTTCTCCAACTGCTTGACGGTGCGCTTCTTGGCGCGCTCGTCGCCGTCACCATCCTCCACAGCCTTGATGGTGGCCATCACTTGCTCGACCTGCTCCTCGTTAAAGCGGGCCTCGAACTCGGGGGCCGGCTTGATGAAGCCGAACGACGAGTGCGCGATGATCACCGCGTCCCAGTCGCCGGTGGCGATCTTGCCCAGGAACTTGCGGCGGTTGGCGCGCTCGAAGTCCGCTTTCGTGGCGGTCAAGATCTTGGCGCCAGGGTAGAGCCGGTAGAAGTCGGCGGCCCACTGCTTCACAAGGTGGTTCGGGACCACGATCATGGGCTTGCGGGCCAGGCCGGTGCGCTTGAGCTCCATTGCGGCAGCGATGGCAGTAAAAGTCTTGCCCGCCCCGACGACATGATCGTAGAGCGCCGTGCGGTCCTGGATCGTGCGCGCGATGGCGTTGCGCTGGTGCCGGCGGAACTTGATGATGCTGTCGGGCACCTTGCCAGGAAAGCGAATCCAGCTTCCGTCGTACTGCCTGGTGACGTAGTTGTTGTTGGCGTCGTTGTAGGCGCGCACCAGCGACTCGGCCCGGTCGGCATCCTTGAACAGCCAGTCCTGGAACTTGTCCTTGATCTCGGCCGCCTTTTCGTTGGCGAGCTCGGTTGCGGCGCGGTCGACGTGGGTCTTGCCGTCGTTGTCCCGGTACGTGACCTTGATCTCGCGGTTGTTCATCAGCGCGAACAGCAGGTCTTCAGCCGGGTAGGCGGGTGTGCCGAACGTCGTGCGCGAGGCCACGTCAGACCCGGGTCGGATCACGCCACTGAAGGACGAGTTCAGCGGCATGTACTGCACCGCGGCCTTCGTTCCATCACCCAGCAGCTGGGCGGCGAAGTCCTGATAGACCTCGGTGGGCACCCAGGGCGAGCCGATGCGCGCGGCGATCTGGCTGGCGGGCACGTCCTCGGGCTGCACGGCCTCCAACGCCCGTGCGTTGGCCATCATGCCGGCGCGGCGCGCCTGCAGCAGCTTGGCGCGCACGTTGCCGGACAGGTAGGCATCTCGAAGCACGTACTCGCCGGTGGACGGGTCTTTGAACAGCAGCGGCGCATCCCCGCCGGCCAGCTCTTCCAGCACGCCGTCCGGGTCTTTGCCAAGCAGCTGGCCGATGTACTGCGCGTCCAGCCGGCCACGCTCGGCCATGGCCACGTTCAGGGCGTCGCTCGGGCTGTCAGCGCGCGTGACCGTCTTGCGGGCATCCACCACACGGCGGTCAAAGATGGCTGACTTCTTGGCCTTGGCCTTGTACGCCTTGATGCCGTTGGCTTTTGCTGCAGCCGGGCCCATGCCGGGCTCGAAGTCGGTTTCCAGGGCGGCCAGCAGCGGGTAGTCAGGGTCATCCTCGAACAGGCGCGCGGTCGCGCGGTCGTTGATCGGGCCAGCGTCGGCCACATAGGCGTCATACTGCTCGTTGAGGGTCTTGCGCAGGCCGTCCATGGCCTTGTCGTCGGCGATCTCGGCGGCCAGTAGGTCGCGCACGGTGCGGCGCATGTCGGCCAGGCGCTGCAGGCGCTGGAACCCGGCTTGCCCGAGTGCTTGTTTCGCACTCCACATCGTCTCTGGTGTGACACGCACGGCCACCTCTTCACCGGCGCGGTCAGGCAGGCGCCGCCACAGGCCGGTGGTGTGGTTGTAGAAGCCACCTTCTGCCACCGTCTTGTCGTGCAGCGCCTCGATGCCAGCGTCACGCATTGCGGCGGTGTTCACCACGGCCGCCGGGGTATAGATCCCCTCGGGCAGGTTCTTCACCGCGCGGGCCAGCAGCGCAGCCGTGTCCTGGCCGTCCTTCGCCACCAGGGCGGGTTGGTCAGGGCCGTACATGGTGCCAAAGCGGCCCCACTGTCCCAGCATCATGTCGGGGTTGGCGGCGAAGTAGGCATTCAGCGCCAGATCCTTGCCGCCGGCCGCGTCAGCAACCGCCTCAACGCCAACCCAGCGTTTGGCGTCAGCCTTGGCCGCCTTGCTTCCCCATTCGCTCTCGGGCAGCTTCTGGAAGAACACGATGTCGGTCGTGACCTCGGTGCCGGCGTTCTTGGCGAAGGCGTTGTTTGGCAGGCGGATCGCGCCCAGGAAGCGGGTCCGGTCAGCGATGTAGGCGCGGGCCCGGTCGTTCTTCGCATCGAGGAACGAATTCGACACCACCACCGCAGAGACGCCGCCCTCTCGCAGCAGGTCGATGCCCTTGGCGATGAAGTAGTTGTGGACGCTCAGGCCAGACAAGTGCTTGCGGCCAGACTGGTCGGTCAGCGTGGTGGACGAAAACGGCGGGTTGCCGACCTGGGCATCGAACTGCCCATCCTGGCCCTTGCCGAACTCGGTGAAATCGGCGCGCCGCACGTTCTGGCGCGGGTACAGGTGCTTGGCGATCATGGCGGCGATGGTCTCGCGCTCGATCAGCGTCACCTTGCCAGCGGTGCGCATGTCAGCAGGCATCAGACCGATGAAGTTGCCCACCCCGCCGCCGGCCTCCAGCGTTGCGCCGCCGGTGAAGCCCATGCGGCGCAGCGCCGTGTACATGCCGCCGATGATCTCCTTGGAGGTGTAGTGCGCGTACTGCGTGCTCTGCACGGCCGCAGCCCACTCGTCGGGCGTCAGCAGCTCGCGCAGTTCGGCGTGCTGCTTGGCCCAGTCGGCATTCTTCTCGTCGAAGGCCTGCGGAATACCACCCCAGCCCACGTACTTGGCCAGCACCTGCTGCTCGTCCACCGTCGCAGTGCGGCCGGCGGTTTCGAGCGCCTTCACCAGGCGGATCGCATCGGCGTTCAGGCGGTACTTGGTTTTTTGACCGCCCTCGCCCAGGGCGAAATCCTGCTCAATGGTGAAGTCGGCAGGCTCAAACTGAGGCGGGTCTAGTCGTCCCTCTCGCCCGGCATCTTGAGGTTGCCCAGAAGGCTGCTCACGCTCTGCGCTGTCTCGAATCCGGGCGACTCCGGAGCCTCGTCCTGCGCGCTTTCCTCGGGCGGGAACAGGTACAGCTCCCTCACCGCCTCCCACGCCTCCGATCGGTTGAACCCCTCGTTCACCAGCTGCTGCATCTCGTCCGCCGTCTGCTGGGCGGCTGTCTCCAGCGCCTCGTTCAGCCTCCCGCTGGCCAGCAGCTCTTTGAACCGGCGCGGCTGGAACTCCTTCCAGTGCGCTCGGGCTTGCGCGATCCAGGTTGCGTGCATCATTGGGGGCCTCCGTTGCCCCGGTAGTTTGCGCCGGTTCGGCGGCTTGCTCAACACTGGCCGCTTCCACAGTGGAGGCGCTGTCCATGTCGCCCGCGAATGCCGCGGCGCGCGGGTCGAACCGCAACCCAAGGTACCAGCTCTTGAGGTACGGCCGGGCCGCGTCGCCCAGGTCGGCCAGCATCGCCTTGCTGTAGGCGGCGAAGGTGCGTGCGCCCTTCTCGATGTGGTACCCGGCCAGCGTGATGCCGGCCATCATCACCTCGGGGTCGATGCCGCTGTTCAGCTGGCCCAGCTTCGACTTCAGCAGCGCGCGGGCCTTGGCGGCCGCATCCTCGGTGAAAACGGTGTTGGCGCTGATGGCTGGCGCCGCGGCCGGCTCCTTCATCGCATTGACCATCCGGCCCCAGTCCACCGGCGCGATGTCCAACACGCGCATGAACTGGAACGGCATGCCCCATTCTTTCGGGGTCATAGCTTCGCGCGCGGCGGCCACGGCCTGATCGAGCGTCACGAACTTGTCGTTGCCAAGTTTGATGTCGCCAGGTCGCTGCTCGGCGCTGGACAGCCGGCGCAGTGCGAGCTCAACGTCGCTCACACCGACAAACCCAGCCATGTCGGCCGGCTTCTTGGCGGGGGCGGGCTCGGTGAAGACCGTGTTCTTGCTGACAGCAGGAGCTGATTCCATCGGGTCGATCTCGGCCGCCGGCTCCGGTGCGGGTGGCGGAACGATCGGAACCGCCTCGTAGCCGATGCTGCCATCACTGCGCCGATACGGGCGCATCTCAGCCTTGCGTGTGCCTGGCGCTGGCGCTGGCTTCACCCCAGTGACCTTGCCGGCGGACTTTCTCTCGGGCTTCGGAACCGTGTAGTAGCTGCCGTCCGGATTGGTGACACGAGATCCTGGCTTGGGTTCGACCTTTACCCCATCGGCTTCCACGGTGGCACTTCCGGCTGCGGGAACTCCACCGGCTGGCTCGGCTGCGGGCGCAGCTTCTCGCGGCGTTGCTGCTTCTTGGGTTGGGGCGGTTGATTTCTTTGCGTCAAGTTTCTTCTGCCAGTAGTCCGGGGCGGCCATCTCAGCAGCGGCGGATTGCTGTGCATCCCATGCATCGGCACGTTCCTTGCGCACGAAGTACATGCCCTTCTCGCCCTTGCGGAAGGTGTACGGGTCGATGGCCTGTGCCTGCGCGGGGGTGAGCTTGCGCACGTAGCCGGTGAGTTCTTTGCCCTTGCTTGTCCGATGAACCACTACCGGCTCGCCTTCTGCGGCCGCGGGCGCTGCTTGCGCCTGTTCTGGTGCGGGCGCTGCTTGCTGGGCGGCGTCAGCAGGCTGCGCCGTTGGCTTCGTTGCGCCTGCGGCCTTACCAACTGACGGGAACTCGCGCACCAGCGGCAGAAGTTCGTCGATCGGGGCGCTCAGGCGAATCGCCTTCACGGGCTCACCGGCCTCGCGCTTGGCGAGCCACTGGTGATGCCCGTCCACCACGTAGCCGTCTGAGCTGACGAGGATCGAGCGGTCTCCGCCCTGGTGCTCCATGGCCTGCTTGACCTTCGACGGCGAGAACTCAGCCTGTGTCGGCTTCAGGTCAACTGCGGGGATCTCGGCGTCGGCCTCGTACTCCACGCCGCGGGCCCGCAGGTACTGCACAAGCGCGCTGCGGTCGCCGGCCTTCACTTGCGGCATTTCTGCCCGCGGCACGCCTTTGGTTCCTGTCTCTGGCGCGAAGGCCGTCCAGCTGCGATTCAGCTTCTCGCCGGCCAGATCCTGTGCCGGCGGCTGGCTGCGCTGCTCGGCGCGGGATGTGGCCGCCTGGCGCGCCTCGTCGTAGCCCGGCTCGTCCTTCGTGACGAAGCTCCAGCCGCTTTCGGTCTGCACCGGCGCAGCGCTGATGCGGATGCTGGAGTTGCGGCGCTGCTCGCTCAGGAACTGCCGCACCGCATCTTCGCTCTCGAAGTCGGCGCGGCGCGCTGGCGCGGCCGGCGGCTCTGGCTGTACTGCCTCGGGCTGGGCAGGGCGCATCACATCTGCCGCAGTGAACCCGGGCGCGTTGTTCGGGCGGGCACTGACCATCTCGCCCAACGTGGTGGGCTGGGCCGGCGTGGTCAGTGCAGGAGGTCGCTGGGCGATTCCATCTCGAACAGGTGCAGCCGCTCCATCGTTGGCCGCAAGCATTCCGGCATCGTCACCAGATCCTCGTACAAGTGGATCAACTGCTGGTCCTGCACCTGCCAGGCCTCCTGAATCGACACCGCCTGCGACATCACCGCTTCCTCCAGCCACGGGAGAAGGTGCCATTGGAATGCTGACATCGGCGGGAGCCTCCTGAGTGATCTCGTCAACGGGGATGAACACCGGCTTGCCGGCGGCCATTGCGGGCAGGTACTGGCGGCCATCAGGCCCGGCCATGGGCTGCCCGGCGGGCTCGAAGGGTTGGCCATTCCACACTTGGGCGGTCACCTGGGCCGGACCACCAGTGTTTTCAAGTGGCAACGTTGCCACTTGATCGGCATTGGCGGGGCCTTGCTGGCTGGCCTGCACTCCATCTGCCCACCCCATGTCTGCCGCAGTTGGCGCGTTGGGCTGGTTGATGATCTCCGGCTGAGCCGCCGCGGACTGCTGCACTGCCTGCTGCCAGGCCAACGATGCACCTGCCTTCTTGACCAGGCCACGCCTCTCCATGGCGCCGATCGCGCGCTCGATGAACCCAGGTGCCTTCTCTGGCGGAAGTTGCGCGGCCTGCTGCTCGATCGCCGCCGCCGCCTTCGGATTCAGGCCATGGCCGTTTGCCACCCGCGTGAAAGCCTGGCGCATCGCCAGCGGGTCAACCGCCTTCGGCTGCGCCAACTTGTTCAACACCGCGGCGCCGCCGCCCATCAGCAGCGACTGGCCCAGCGTGACCTTCGATGTCTGGATGGCATCGTCCAGGTAGTCGCTCAGCGTCATGTAGGGCCGCGTGCCACCGCTCCCAAACTTGTCGTAGGCGTCCTGCATGGCAGTGGTTGCCTGCTCGCCAACCTGCTCCTTCACCAGCAGATCGGCCAGGAGATGGCCAAGCTCTGGCGTCGAAACCTTCGTTGCTGCGCGTGAGAAGAGCTTCCCAAGCGCTGGAAGTGCGACCTTCTCGCCCAGCATCTCGGCCAAGCCGTGCGTCACGCCGCGCTCCAGCGCCTCGTCAACGGGCTTCCCTGCGTTGCGCGCCTCATCGTAGGCACTGCCCGCGGACATGCCGCCCATGGCCACCAACGCCTTGCTTCCGGCGCCCAGGCCCAGCAGCACAGGGACGTTCGCAAAGGTGCTCTCGAACACCTGTTGCGTGGTGGAGTTGCGGTCAGGGCTGGCGATCGCATCCATGGAGCGCCGCCCGGCCTTGCCTGCCTCGGCTGCCACGCCGGCCACTTTGTCAGCGCCGACGACATCCGCGCCAGCGCGCACCAGGCCCCACCCGGATGTGCCGATGCTCTCCACACCGCGCACCGCGCCACGGGCAGCGTCGCCGCCGGTCTCCAGAAGCAGGCCGCCAAGGGAGTTGTCGAGCGGCTTGCGGTTGGTGGTGTCCAACACACGCTGAAGCGTTGTGCGGTCTGGCGATGCAGACATCTGGCCAGGACGGTATGCGGCCTGGGCGAGTTCCTGCGCATCACGGCGCGCGGCTGCTGCTGGGTCTGTCGCCTCAAGCATGCGGCGCTGGAGGTCTTCCACCGGCACAGGCTCATCGGGCCCACGCGGCTGTTCGATCATCTGCGCCGCAGTCACCTTTGGCGTGAGTGCCTCGGACAGGCCGCGCTTGACGCGCTGCACCAAGCTCGGAGGATTGGCCTTTGCCAGTTCATCGGCGGTCGGGCCGCCTTGCCCACCGCGGCCGCCGCCGGCTGCAGTGCTGTACTGCACCTCGTCAGGCAACTGTTCACGCGCGACTGATGTGCCGCTTCTTGCAAAGAAGGCTTGTCGGGCTGGCGCAAGATCCTCGCGGTTCTGGATCTGTGGCCGAACCACATCCCGCCAGTATTGAGCGCGGGCCGCCTCTCGGTCGTCTCGGCTCAGGTCTTGGAATTCACGGGACTGCTCAACTTCACTCCACGGACGCGGCATCTATCACTCTCCCCAGAGACTGTTGAAGTTCTTGCCGCCATTCGGCTGGGTTGCGTTCCTGGGCGGAGTGACTGCCGCCCCCAAGCCCCTCACCAGCTTGGCGCCGCCGGCCGCGTTCTGGTCTGGGGTATTGCTCATCCCGCCAAGGCTGCCGGCCACGATCTTGGTGCCAGCAAGCGCCTGATCAACGGCCTTCGCGCTCACGCGAGGGTTCCCGTCGTCATCGGTGACAACGAAGCTCTTGCCGTCGCTCATGTTCGCCAGGATGGTCCCGTCAGCAAGCGGCGTGGTGCTCTTGAGGTACGCGGCTTTCCCGCCGCTACCAGATCGGCCACCACCACCGGACTTGGCCGCAGCCCGAAGCTGGCTCACCGTGATCTGCCCCTGCGTGCGGGTCTTGGCTACATCGCGCGCAACATCACCGCGCACCTTTGCCACTTCCACGGCGCTCTCTCCGCGAGTTCCCCAAGTCTTTCGGTCTTCCTCGCCTCTGGCACTGATCTCCTTCAGCTTGCCTTCGGTCTTGAGGCCCTCCAACATCTTCTCCATCTCGTACTTGGAGACCTGCTCGGGGTTCATCATGGCCCACTGCACGCGCTTGGGGATGTCGGCAGGGTTCAACTTCACGGTCTCGCCGTTGTCCAGGCTGGCGTCGATGAACGATCCGTTCAGGCCCTGCTGGAACTTGGCATTCGTGATCTTCCGGCCGTCGCGGATGTGAGGATAGGCAGCCTGGGCCAGCCGCAAAGCGCGCACGTTCTCTGGGTCAGTGCTGGCTGAATACTCCTGCAGCGCAGTGCCCAGCGCCTGCTGGCGCGCTGCGGTGTAGAGCGGAATGGCTTCAGCGTGGTTTTTTATGAACAGATCGGCCCGTCCGTTGTCAGCGAACACGCGCCCTCTGGCCTCCATCGCATTGGCCAGCACCTGCGTGCTTGGCTTGTACGTGTTGGGATCGCCTCCGCCTTCGATGTGGCGCTGCCGGTCAGCCGTGATGATGTCGGCCCCCACCTTCTGGCCCTGCAACGTCAGGGAGCGCTCGGCGTCCTGCTCGTCGAACTGCTTCATCTGCCGCTCACGCAGTTGCTTGGTCCACGCAGCATCATCATCGGCGCGCATCTCCTGCTTCGCCATGCGATAGCCCTGCAGGCCCCCGCTGAGCACGGCATTCAAGCCGCCAAGTCCAAACTTTGCCATCACCGGGCCCCCTTCTTCGCCTTGAGCTTCGCCAGCTTGGAGCGCAGCTCCTTGGCGTAGGCCACCTTCTCCTGGATGTTCATCATCCGCACGCCGTTGGCGTCGATGGGATCAAGTCCCTGACGCCCGCGCTGGATGGCCCCCAGGCCACGCTTGGCCGGCACCTTCAGCTTCTTGCTGCTGATCATCAGCTCAGCACCCAGGTTTGAGCGTTCCGGCTCGCGCCACTCCACCGGCCTGATGGATCGCTGCGCCTGATCTGCCACGGCGGCCTGATCGTCGGCATACGACTGGGCCATCATCCCGGCGATGGTCGCCATGCCCTTCATGTTCATGCCGCCAGACTTGCCCTGCGCGCCACGCAAGCCCTGGCCGGTACCGGTGGTCGCGGCCAGCGCGGTGCCTTCTCCGGCTTTGGCGCTCAACCCCATGCCGTCGCTGCTGAACTTGCGCCGGCCCAGCTCATCGGCTGAGGTCAACGCCATGGAACCATCGTCTGCCGCAGAGAGCGCAAGGCCGGGGCGCTTTGCCATCGTGGCAAACAGGCTGTAGTCGCTCATGCCGCCTCCAGCTCTGCGATCTGGCCTTCAAGGCGCTTGATCTCGGCGTCGACTTCGCGCTCAGCTTGGTCATTGACCTTCGCCATGTTGGCCTTGTGGATCGCCAGACCGCGCGGCGCCACCTCATCGCCGAACTGCTTCTGTACGTCCTCGGCGTAGGGTCCGACGTGCTGCCGCGAATCGCCAAGACCGGGCTTGTAACGCCACTTCTCCACCGACAGCTTCGCCACCTTGTCGGCAGTTGGGGTGTTGCTGGTCTCGCGCAGCACCTTGGCATCCTGAACATCGCCGCTGCGAGCCTGCTTCCTTGCCGACAAGCTAACCGGCTTTCGTCCAGTCTTCAGTTTCTTGGACGACATCATCATGTACGCACCAATCATGGCGGCCGAACTGGCCAGGCCAGCGTAGGTCGAGTTGGCGCTGGCATTGGCTGCAGCCTGTTGGTTGGCGATGTTGCCGTACATGCCTGCCGCGCTGGCGTTGTTCCCGCTACTCGCGTTGTAGAGGCTGAGCGCGGGGTTCAGCGCTGAGCTGTAGACGGATTGCCCCGTCGCGCCGGCCTGCTGCCCAGTCTGGTTTCCGGCGAGACCAAGCTGTGATGCGCTGAGCCCTGTGCTGGTCAGCCCGCGGCCGAACTTGGCAGCGTTGTCAACGAGGCTCAAGCCCGTGGCCTCCACCTGTTTGCGTGCGCCGTAGTCCGCACCGGCGGCAGCTTTGGCCTCCGCGAGTCGGCTCGCGTTGTCCAGCGTGAGCGCCCGGCCGCTGCCCAACTGGATGCCGGCGCGCTGCAGGCCGCGCTGTTGCGCAGCACGGGTCTGCTCCATCTGCCGGTTCACGCCGGCAACAGCCTCTGCGGCAGCCTGGTCACGCCGGCCCGACGTGTCGAAGCTGGTGGCCGTCTCGGCCATCTTCGTTTCCAGCGGCTGAAAGATGCTGGTGTACTGGTCCCACTGCTGAGCGCTGCGAGCCTGCGAAGTCTGAGACGACTTCAGCGCATCCTGCATCAGCTGCTCGTAGTACGGGTCAAACTTGGCCTGCCGGATCTTCGCGTCGGCAATCTGCTCGCGGGCCAGCACCAGCTGCTCTTTTGAGACATCGGCGCTTTGTTTTGCCGCGATGTTCTGGGCCGTGGTATCGGGTGCGTCAGTCATGGGCTACTCCAAGTCTTTCACGAGAACGGTGTGTGTGGGGCGATACCCCAAGCGTTGCGCCAGGACCGGCAAGCCGTGCCGCCTGGCAGCCTGGATACGCACCTGCTTGACGCCGATCTGCTGGAGGCATGTTTCGACGTACTGGACGAATTGCGGGAGCGTACGGCCCACACGATATGGATGCCTCAGGTAGACGGCATGCTCCATCGCTATTCGCTTGCCTGTGTCGAGGCTATGGGATAGGAACACGCGGATGAAGCCAGCGGGCTTGTCGTTGTCCCAGGCAATGAACTGGAGCAAGTCGCCCCGCGCATCGCGTCGCTCAAGGTCGGCATAGTCGAGGCGCATTTCACCTTCTCCGGCCTCGGCCCAGTATTCAAGTTGAAGAGGGTGTAGCAAGTCCTGAATGTCCTTGCTGAAGTGGACTGCCTCAAAGGTCAGGCGGCCACACTCACCCCATTGCAGAGCCGCCGTCTTGATCCGCACCCCGCCAACCGAGAATGCCAAGATCCTGGCCGCCGTCTCCGGGGTCAGGATCTCGCCAACATGGGCAGCGAGGGCCTGGGCTAGGCGTTGCTCTTGCATCCGCGCACACTACGACAGGTGCGCTGATAGATGTTCGGTCAGCCTGGCCAGCCAGCCGCGGCGGCGTAGGCTGCAGCCCCCTCAACCTCGGCCATGAACTCGGCCGCCTGGTCGGCGGTGTAGGCCTTGCGGTGGGGAACGCTGCTGATCACCTCGCCGTCACGGGCGATTTCGTCGCGCCATTCGACCTCGATGGCGTTGATGTCGGTGCGCACGGTGACGGCGCGGAGGATGCGTTGTTCGGTGAGAGCCATGATTTAAACCTCGTAGGTGCCAGAAATATGGAGCAGTGCTGCCGTGTCAATGGCCGGTTCAGTCGCCACTGCGCCTGTGGACATCTGCCTCAGCAGGATCTGCGACGATGCCGAGCCAATCACCGCAGCCAACTGACCTGTGTACGTCAAGCTATCGAATCGCGCGGCGCACACCCAGGACAGGCCGGCTAGCGCCGCGCCGACGAACGGCAGGCCGTTGATGGCCAGGCTTCCTGATCCGGTGTGCGCAGTCCATACCAGGTTGACGCTGAAATGCACCCGGTTGCCGATCCTGGTGTAGCGCCCGATCTGAGAGGTGTATGTCCCAACCCCAGCAGTCGTCAAACCAACCACCGTTGGCGTGAACACACCCTCCTCGTAGTAGTCGAGGGTGTTGAGATCCGAACTCAGCGTCGATCCGAAGCGCACGCCGTTGCTGACCTGGAGCTTGGCATCGCCCGTGGCCGTGGCCTGGCCGACCAACAGCGCCCCCGCGCTTGTCCCCCGGAAAACCTCGACGCCCCCCGCCACGCCAGCGATGTAGTTCTGCTGGGTGACCCATTCATTTCGAGCCGCGTAGGTAACGACGTTCGACGCACTTGCAGCCTGCACGAGGAATGGAACAAAGCCCCAATACCGGCCGGATGCATAAATGTCCCTCGACGCGGACACCACCAACTGCAGCCCGATGTAGGTTGTGCCGCCGAAGTCGAACTCGACGAGCCCCTGGGAGCCGTTGAGCCGCCGCAAGATGGTCGCCGAGTAAGCGGTCTTGATGGTCACGTCAGTGCGCTCAGTCGTATTCCCCGAAGCCGCCTGACCGCGGAACACGCCGACGTGGCCGTCGAACCCTGATGCCGCCACATTGCCACCGGGATGCTTGTACGCGAGCGCCACGTATCCAGCAGCAGCGTCTGCGACCGACCCAAGAAAGGCATCGACGATCATCGTCGAATCAACGCCAGTCACCGTCCCGTTGTTGCCAGTGCGCCCCGAGTGCACAGCAAATTTCCCGGCTGCCGTCTGGGTGCCGATCATGAAGTTCCCGCCGTCGAACCGCGCTCGCTCAGCGCCCGACAGCACGTCATAGAACCCCAGCACGTTCCCCGATCCTGTGCCTGAGTAGATGGCCCAATCGCTGGTGGTTGACTTCAGGCCGAGTCGTGCCGTTTGTCCAGCCGCGGCCGTCTCGACATTCACGAATGCCCGCCCCGCCGCGCTTTTGATGTCCAGCAGTTCGGCCGGGGTCTTGCCGATCCCCAGACCTGTCGCAGTGGCACGCCAGAACTCTGTGCCACCGATCGAGAGGGCCACCATGTTCGCGCCAGGCCGGTAGAACCCCGAATCCGTATCGCTGGCCCAGGACATCCCTGGAGCACTCACGGTCCCATCGCTGAACTTGCCTGCGCCTGGGCCGGTCACGTAGGCGCTGTAGTCGCCGATGAGTTGGGTGACTTGAGAAGCCAACTGGATGGAGTAGGCGTGCGTCGGAAACAACCCATAGGCCTGCCCGCTTGCAGTGGTGCCGCCGTAGTTCGTGGCCAGCGTGATGTGGGTGTTGTCCACCACGTCGAGCACCTCGTACACCTTGCCGTCTGGCAGCAGCATGCCGTCGCCGTCCTTGGCGTAGCTGGTCCACAGCGTGCTGGTCCCGACCACATTGGGGCCGCCACCGGTAACCGCTACCGTGCCCGTCCGATACCATGCCATTTGAGTTCTCCTGATAAATCAAAGGTCAGCCACCACAGCCCAAAGAGCCTTATATATGGCGGACAACGATGCAAATGCGGTTTGGTAAATTGGATTTCCGTATCCGTCGTATGAACCAATTACTTGGTATTGTTGGACCGCACTTATTTCTGTGATGCTGCGAGTAATCCAAATTGAAGGCGCTGCGCCATTGCTATAAACGGCTTCGTAGAGGCCGTACCCCCAATTGGCCGCCGCATTAATGTTTCCGCTTGTACTGCCACTCCATACAAGTTGCCAATTCGCAATACCGACCGATCCAGGCTGGCCTAGCGTTGACTTGTGCGCCTCGAAGTCGTTGCGCAGCACCACGCTGTTGGGGTTGAAGATCTCGATGAAGGCGAAGCCGTGGCCACCGTTGCCACCGGCAGAAGTCGGCGAGCCGTCACCCCCTTCGCCATCCACGGGGTCGGCATAGAGCTCTCGGCTTCCAACCCATGCTCGCGTTGGCGCGCCACCGCCACCGCCACCACCGCGGTAACCGTTGCCACCATTGAGCTTTGATGCCTGTCCAGCAAGCCCAAGGTGCAGCACGTTCTGGTCAACGCCGTTCAGGCCGCGGACCCCGGCGTAAGCGCCAGGGATCCCTGGCGGGGCAGACCCGGCCGGCGCTACAAGCACCCCGCCAAAGTCGCCGTACTCCAGCATCCGGTAGGTGTAGGCAATGCCGCCCGCCGGGCTGGTCGATGTTCCGCCACCAGCGCCGCCGTTGGCGTACCAAGTGCCAACCCCACTGATGCTGATCCAGGCCTGCCCGCCAGCTGAGCCGCCAGGCGGTGATGACACGCTGCCACCGCTCGTTGCCCCGCCACCTCCGGACGGGATGAACACAGTGACGACAGCCCCCTCTGGGGCCGTCACCTCACCGGTGCTGACAACGCCCGGCGAGCCAGGCAGGCCGGCAATGCCACTTTCGCCAACACTGCCACCACCACCGCCACCACCACCGGCGCCGCACATGGTCCAACGCACCTTGCCCGAGTAGGGCATCGTGACAACCGTGTAGGTGCCAGGCGTGTCGCGCGTGAAGTTCTGGCCGGTGATCGTGGATGCATCGATGACCCCGGCCGCCAAGCTGCCAGCGAACACCCCGGTGGCTCCGCTGATGTCACCGGAGAACCTGGCATTGCCAGAGGTGTCGATGCCGAAGTTCGGCGTGTCGATCATCAGCGTTGACCCGCTGACCGCCATCACCTTGTTGTTCGCGCTGCCGTAGATCGCCAGCTCGCTGCCGTCCCACTGGATGCGCTTGCTGTTCTCCAGACCCACACGCCACTTCGGGGTTGAACCGTCCAGCCCCTGCCAGATGCCATTGCCTGCTGCGAAGCTGGTTGCACCGCCAAGGCGCACCGTGCTGGCGAACTCGCCGGCCGTGGCCCACACCGTACCGCGCACGATGGCGTTCTGCAGCTCAGCCGTGCCATTCCCGTGGATGCGCCAGCCGCTGGTGTTGGAAACGTAGTTGCTCGACTGGATGTAAGCGCCCACCGCGATCGAGCCGGCAATGATCTTGGCCGCCGACAGATTGGCGATCTTGGCGTCATCGATCGCCGCGGTGCCGATCAGCGCGTTCGTGATCGTTCCGTTGCGGAGGAACGCCGTGTCCATGTAGACGCCGGCCGGCACACTCACGCCGTTGATGGTGGTTGGCGTCGTCTGAATGATGAACGGCAGCACAGGCGGTGTCGTCACCCAACTCGAACCGCTGCGGTACCGCGTGACGTTGGGCGTGACGCTGGTGTCGAGCCACACGTACCCATCGAACAGGTTCGTCGTCGGAGCCGTGCTGCTGGCCTGGTGAGGCGGGGCCACATAGAACTGGTTTGCCTGGATGCCGAACATGCTGCTCGGCGCCGCGTTGTTCGCCGTGCTGGCCAGGCCGAAGCCGCTGATCAGGCCCGCCACGCTGGTCTTCACAGTCCACTGCGCAAACAGGTCGCCGGTCTGGTCGGCGCGCGTCGTGGCTTCTGCTTGGATCTGGCTCAGCAGTTCAGAACCAGCAGTGCCTGCGATCTGGCTTTGGAGCGTGGTCACGCTGCTGGCTGTGGTGCCAATGCGCTGGTCATCGCTCGCCACCCAGGCGCTTCCGCTCCACGCCTTCAGCAAGTTCCCGTTTGCCGTGTCGATCCAGGTATCGCCCACGCGGGTGGCGGTTGGGGCCGTGGCCTGTTTGAACGTCGCATTCTTGGCGCTGGCCGTGTTCTGCGCGTTGACAATGGCGTTGCTGACATCGCCACCGCTGTCCAGCCTCACGCTGACCTGATCAACCTGGGTGGCGATGGCTGCATCAGCCTGAGACTTGCTGTAGGCGTAGCTCTGCACCCAGCTTTGTGCGGTCGACAGAAGCGCCGTGTCAGCGTTGGTGAACGCAGTTGTGAGGTTCGCTGTCTGAGCCGCCTCGGCGCTGTCTACGGTGGACTTGGCATAGGCGTAGGTCTGGACGTAGGCCTGCGCGCTGGTGAGCACTGCGGCATCGGCTGCTTGGTAGGCTGCAGTGATCGTGCTGGCCTGGCTCGCCTGCGATGACGTGAGCGTCGCCAACGTGGCATAGCTGGTCAGGATCGATGAGATTGACGACCCGCCAGGGATGTCGACCTTGGCCTCAAGCACTTCCAGGCGCTGCACCGCAGCCGCGTTTTCATCAACGCGGGCAGACTTCTCCTCTGCCAGCAGGCCAGAGGCCAGTGTCTGCAGGTCAACGCTGTCTGGGTCGGTGGTGCCCAGCAGCTTGACGCTCAGGGTCTCGCGCTTGATCGCTTCCGCACTCACTTCGGTGCTACGGATCTCGGCCTGTTCCAGGATGGCTGCTGAGGTCGCCTTGCCCGTCGTGTGCGTGGTGACGACCATGGTCAGCGCCTGCTCAGCCGCCGCATGGTCCGCATCGGACAGCGTGCGTCGAACCGACTCGATGGTCGCCAGCGTCTCCACGTCAGCCTGATCAAGCCGCGTTGCAAGCTGCTCGCGCAGCAGCGCCTCAGCATCATCGGTGTCGGCGCGCGTCTGGGCTTCAAGCTGGATCGCCGCCGCCGTGTTGATGTCGAGCGTGTTGACAGCTGCAGTCAGGTCCGTGATGTCCTGGGCAAGCGAGGTATCGGCCGCCTGCAGCACTGTCTGAACCTGGGTGATCTGCGCTCCCCGGGCCGCCGCTTCATCCAGCAGCGCCTCAGCTCGAGATGTTGCCTCTCGCGCAACATCATCAGCACGGTGCTGCGCCTCAGCATGGAGCGCCACAACGGCTTGCATCAACGACTCAGCGAGCTGGTCGATCACCTCGGGGTTCAGCGCTTCGATCTTTGCGCCAAGAGCCTGGTAGAGCTGGCTCTCGGTGATCTGGCCGGTCAGCAGTTCGAGCAGTAGCGCAACATCCTGGCCGGTCTCCACCACAACGCCGCCGGCACCGCCCGCAGGAGAGACCGATTCAATGCCGTCGTTCGTCTCCCACTTCGCCCACAGGCACCAGCGCGTCGCTGGCTCGCTGGGGAAGGCCCCGATCTGGCCGGTGAACTGATGTACCAGTTCTGCTGCCGTGAATGTGGGCCCTATGGCCTCCGTGTATGGCCACTTTGCTCCGTAGATGTTGGTGCGCAGGTAGCCGTGACCCATCGTGAAGGTCGGCGGGTCGGTTTCGCAGAACACGTAAGTCAGGCCCGCCGACCCCGTGAAGTTTGTAGGGGTCGGTGGCGGGGTGTAGTCCGGGTCTGTTCCTGAGCCAGTGCCGCCGCCACCGATGATGATTGTGCTGCCACCACCACTGCCAGAACCACCGCCGCCGCCAGCTGAGAGTGCGCCATTGCGAATGCCGGTGCCAACCAAGCGGCGCATCTGCGCCAAAAAGCTGGTGAGTTCCTCGCTCAAGCCCTCTGGGACAGGCCCAATGCCAGGGGTGCGTTCAGCCATAGTAGACGCTCATGGCCTGAACAGGAGATGTGCTCGACAGCTCGAATTGCCAGTCGCGGCCCTTGATCCCGTTGGGTAGGCGATGCTCGCCGGCCGTCACTGATCGGTTCATGAACAGCGTGCCGTCCACCCATACCTTCACGGTTGTGGCGCCGCCACACACAAGCTCAAACCGGTCGAACTCTTCGGTGCGTGCTTGGCGAAAAACCTTGCTGCGCCAAGTCCAGGTATGCGCGCTGCCCGCGTCCCACTTCTTGAGCGTCGTGCTGTCCACAACGTAGAGGCTTCGCGTGAGTGGGTCAACGTAGCCGGCCGCATATGCCGTGCTCAGAAAGAAGACACCCTGGGCGTTGCTGGGATCGACCACGAGACCACCGACACCGGCACCATTGCTGTCCAGCCAGCAGATGTAGAGCCCCTTCCACAGCACGGCGCGCGCACTCGACGGGTTGAACAGGGTCTTGAACTCATCAGGCCTGATCACGCCGGCAGTGAGGTTGCGCCAGCCATCCACGCCGTAATACTGGATGCCATCGTTGCTGGCGTAGAACACGCCCGCATCGCTTGAGCACACCGACCGCTGAGACACGCAGGCCGGTAGGTCGATGGGCTTTTGGTCCATTGATCCCGGGTCGGTTCCGGTGAACACCTCTGCCCCTCCGGTGGTCAGGCACACCAAGCGCTGCGAGAAAGCTGCCATGGCCACTGGCGTGTGCGTCACTACGTACTCATAGGCCAGCGGCCAGGCATAGAGGTACCCGGGCTCACAGAACCGAACAGCCTTGCCCACGGTGGCGGCCGCGAACTGGGACCAACACGCCGTCAGGTTGGCCGCCGTGCCGTCCAGCGGGATCCACGATTCAGTGGCCAGCGTTTCGCCAAGTGCCCGGCCGTCATCGGCCTGCCCCGAGGCTCCAAGCGTGTATTCGCGCAGGAACGCGAACTCCACGGTGCCATCCGAGGCTGTTTGCGTCGCATACCAGCGGATCTTGGTGATGCTGTAGTTGCCGGCCGGCGGCGTGCCGTTCGGAACCAGGCCGACCACCGCGCCAGGCTTGATGGTCAGGCTGTTCGAGGCAGGTGAAGGAGCCGATTCCCAGCCGATGTCATTGACCCAGGTGTATACCCAGTAGCGCGCGGCGGCCGTACCACTTGGGCCGTCGGTTGTGAGCGTTGCTGTCGGCGCGACGGTTGGCTGTGGCGCCGAAAGTTCACGAGTGGCTGATGGGTATGGGGCGCTGCTCAGCGCGTTGGTGTTGTCGACCCACTTCGGCGTGCCGCTGCCGGTGTAGTAGGTCCGCTCGGTCGTGTCGGTAGCATCAAATCCTCGGATCGCATGGACCACAGTCGTCCAGGACAGCCAATACGACGAATCGCTCTCGACATCCGATCCCATGCGGTAGATGGTCTTGCGGCCAGCCCCGAGCGTGACGCCTCCGACAGCTGATGGCGCATTCCATGGGCGAGCATCACCCTTCCCGCCGGGCCGCATATCAAACGATGACACCCCAACCACTTCTGGGAGCAACTTCGGATCAAGGCTCAGGCTTGCGCCATTGAAGCCGACAAGATTAATGGTCATGAGGCTCCAGAAAAGAGAAAGCCCGACGAGGTGGGCTTGCGTGGGGTGGCTGGATCACCAGCGTTCGGGGATCGAAATCAGGGCTTGCGGGTAGCTCGCCAGTGCGCGATGGCATTGCCGACTGCCCCGCCCACCACCGCAGCGGCAATGCCGGTCCAGGTGCCCTGCACCACCGTGGCGGCCACGCCCGACACCACCGTGAGCTTGACCGCATCCGAGAACGCGGCCGAGGTCACGTAGCCGGCTGTCGATCCGCCCATGAGGGAGAACGTCTTGCGCGTGCCCAGGTAGCTGCTCAGGGCCTGCGATGCGAGTAGAGCAAGTTCGATTTGCATGATCAGGTCAGAGACTCACCGGCAAGGTATGGGGATCAGTCCACGCGGTACAGGCCGATCCGCCCGAGTTGCACTTCAGGATTCCCGGCGCCCTTGCCGTAGATCGTCACGTTCGGCCGGAACGTGGTTGGGGTTCCGCTGGCAGGCAGCGTGAACACAGGCGTTTTCAGCGTGATCGTCTTGCTGCCGTCCGCCATCGCATAGTCCTGCGTGATGTTGGTCGCCAGCGCGTAGGTCAGATAGTTGGTCGTGCCGTCGTTGTACTGGAGGTAGAGCTGCACGCCCATCAAGTTGTCTGCAGCGGCCAGAGCTGCGCCGCTGGGGCCGGTCACCACCGCCTCGCACACCGCGATGTACTGCGCGCCTACCACTGCGTTGGCGTGCATCGACGGGCCGCGAAACTCCAGGTTGTCGCCGCTGGCAGTAAACGTGCAGACGAACTTGGTGTTTTGCCCGTAGCCGTCAGCTCGCGTGACGGCAGACAGTACGGCTGAGGCTGAGCCGCCACGCACGAAGTTGGCATTCGCCAAGTTGCTGCCGGCGGCCGTTCCGCTGTACCCGGTCGAGGTGATCGCGGCCGTGCCAGTCAGCAGCGGGTTCGTGAGCAACTGCTTGATGCTCGGGTCCAGCGCGATGGTCTCAAGGTTCGATTGAGGCAGGATGTCCCGCGCCGGCAAGATGTTGACCAGCAGGTTATAGATGGCACGGCCCACTGCCCAGCCGCCACGGTTGCCTGGGTGTTGCTTGCCGTCGCGGGTCAACAGCGTGTTCATCTCCACGCCGGTCGCGCTGGTCGGGTCAACCGTGGCCGCAAACGCATCGACCATCTGGATGTTGTTCGCCTGACAGTAGGTGCGAATCCAGCGGTTCACCTCCAAATGCGTGGCGACGTTGGCCGTTGAATATCCAACCGTGGTGCTGTTGACTGCCATGATGGTCATGGCGATGGGTGCCACGCCAGCGGACATGAGTCCGGCATAGATCGACTGCAGGTTGGCGATCACAGTCGCAGCCGGCAGACTTGATCCGTAAATGTCATTGACCCCGCCATGCACGAAACAGAGTTTCGGCGCTCCGTACAGCGGGCTCGGCGAGCTGGTGACCGCCGAGGCTGTAGAGCCAAGCGCGCCGAATCCGGCGCCTGGATTTGGCCCATTCCCTGTCAGCCGCGCCAGCATTTGCGTCGTCGTCTCACCGTTGACGCCCGCGTTTTGCACCAGCCGCATGCGCTGGCCGAGCAGCGCATTTGCCGCGGAGAACCAGCGGACGCGCTCATACACGGCCGTCGCAGCCGTCGTCTCGTAGTGGTCCTGCGTGATCGAGTCGCCAAAGATCGACACCGGTACGCCGCTTGCCAGATTCCTAGCCCCTGACACCGGGGATAGGATCGGCGTGCCAGTGGCCGGGCCGTTGATCTTGACGATTTGACCGCCAAGTCCTCGGGCCAAATCTTCGTCCATGTCGCCGGTGGTGCCCGCGGTGATGCTGGCAATCCCGAACGACTGATCCTGCAGGAACGTGACGTTCACTTGTCGCTGAATAGGCATGGTTCCCTCACGCGGGTTTGACGCGCAGACGGCGCGCCTTGTGTTGACGGGTTGAGCCGACATCAAAGGCCGCCGACTTCTTGGCGGACTCGAACATCTGCAGGTGGTAGGCAGCCGTTGACGGATCGCTCCACGGCTTTTTGGGTTGGGCCAGCAGGCGCTGCAGCGCACCGTGTGCGATGTCTTCGCTGTAGGCCTGCCAGGTCACGTCATCAATGCCTGTCGCCGCAGTGCCGGGCAGGGTGACCAGCTCAAGAACCACCGACGTGCTGGCGGCCTGAGCCGGGTCACAGCTGATCGACACGCCATCCCATCGAAGGAATAGATCCAGATCACTGGCCCAGTGAGGCCGCGGCGCATTGGACGCGAGCACAGACACCTCTTCAGTGCCTATGGTTGCGCTCAGGATGTCGGCCACCAGCAGCGCAGAGGTTGGCAGAACCACCGCCGCGCCGGCGCCAACCGAAACGGTGCGCGTCTCGGTTTGAGCCTGGGTGGTCTCCAGGAAGTCGCGGGCGGCATGTCGCAGCGCCCGCTCTGCGGCTTCGTCGGGGCAGCCTGGTACATCAGGCAGCACCTCGGCCAACATGTCCGACCACAGAGCCATATCAGCCCGCCGCCATCACGCCAGCCTGCTCAATGTAGGGCAGGCTGGTCAGCTTCGGGTTCACCGCACCAACGGCGGTGGCCTTGGCGTTGATCGATGACGTGAACTGCTGGGTATGAGTGGCGGCGCGCGCAGCATTCCCCTCGTTCTTCGATGCCTTCATGTAGGCGAGGGCCAGCACGTAGTTGCGCAGATCATCGACAAACTGGTCATCGACACCGATCAACACGGTGCTTGATCCACTGGCTAGGTATACCTCGGACCCCGGAACACCTCCATCAGCAACCACTGCCGGCATGGCCATCCACTTCACCTCAGCCCATACAGCGGGTGTTGCGGGCACTCCTGGCGAGACGTAGAACGTCTTCGGCACGCTGCCATCGGCCATGAATGTCGCAGGCTGGGCAGCCGTACGGGTGTGCCAGTCTGGATCGTTGGTGTCTTTGGTGTGCTGGTCGATGCGGCGGATGACACGGCCAGGTGTCAGGCCGTCAGATCCCATGAACCGCACCACATCGATCAGGCTGATGCCCTGGGTATCAACGGCTGTGCTGCCATCGCTGGGCTTGATGTTTGCGGCCAGCACCTGCGTCAGGTCTTGGCGCGTGCCCTGTGAAAGCTTGATGGCATCCACGCGACTGCCGGCGTGAGGCAGGTAGGTGGCAATCGCCATCTGGCCCAGATTGATGTAGCGCACCAGCTCGACTTCAGTCCAGCGCTGGTAGGGCGGCGAGATGTCCTGCAGGGTGTTCAGCACACCGTCCATGAACTTGCGAACTAAAGTCGTCTTGGCCATGCTTACTCCTTCGGCAGTTCGCCGGCGGCCTGCGCGAGTTCTGCGCGGCGTTGTTCGATGAGTTCGATCAGCCGGGCCTTCCCGGTGCGGCCGTCGATCTCGGTGACGCCCAGGCTGTTCAGCGTGGCGATCAGGGCGGCTTTGTCATTGGCCTTGTCCAAGCCGTCGTGCTTTTCATGGCCATGCTCATCGGCAGGCGGCTTGTCGGCAGTGGCGGTGGTCTCCGTCGCACCATCAGCGCGGTGGACAACCAGCTTGGCCTCGGCTGCGGCTGCGCGCCAAACACCAGAGTGCTTCAGCAGCGCAGGACAAGCGGCCTCGGGCACGTCTTGCACATCACCAGGACCACCCCAGACGATGCCAGTGGCGGCCACGTTGTCTTCTTTGCGGGGCTTGAGCCCGATGTATTCGATGCGCATTGCGCCCTCCAACGGAAAAGGCCCGCCGAAGCGGGCCCTTGGTTGCGGTTCAGCCGATTACTTCGGGCCGGGAGTGTTGGCCTCGACGATGGCGATCACCTCGCCAGCGGCGAAGGTCGCCGCAGCCGTGCCCACGGTCAGGCTCAGGATCACGTCCTCTTCGAACTTGATCGGCTTGAACGCGCAAAGCAGGCGGCCGCCGGTGCGCAGCGTGGTCTGGCCAGTCGCGGCGAAGTACGTCGCGTTGGGGGACAGGCTCGAATCGGACTTGAACGGCCGGTAGCCCACCGAGAAGGCGAACGTGGGCGTGCCGTTGGTGTCCAGGTCGTCGCCTTGAATTGAGACGCCATACACCTCGGCCCCGGCGGGGATGAGGAAGTCCAGCGTGTCGCCAGCAGTCGGGTTGGCGGTGAGTGATACCTTGTCGATGTAGGCCGCAGCGCAGCCGTCGACGGGCATGAATTTAGGGGCGTTGAAGCCCACAGCCTTGATGGAAGCCATCATGGTTCCTTTCAGAGTTCAGTTGAAGGTTGAGGTGGGCCGAAGCCCGCGCTCAGGTCAGCCCACCAGATCAGGACGAGACCTTCTTGACGATGCTGTCGATCACCATCACGCCGATGTCGGTCGGCTCGGTGTTGCCTGCGCCATCAGGCAGGGCAAAGCGCACCTTCTGCTCGGAGCAGATCAGCTCGCCGGCCATCTCGTGGTTCCGGCCGAAGTTGGTCTGGTTCTCCAGCATCGAGTACGGCACGCCGCTGGCGGTGTTCGAGCCCGCGCACATGGCCAGGGCCTGGGCGCCCAGGAACAGCGAGCGCGACACCTGGTGGGTGTTGGCGAACGATGCGATGGCCTGAGCCGACTCGGTGCCGGTGTAGCGATTGGCTGCGGTCACGATGTTGGTCGAGGCACCAGGGCTGAAGCGCACAGCGAAGTCGCCCATCTTGCGCACCAGGATGTCGTTCCACAGGAACGCACCAGGCGAGAAAAGCGGGTGATCCTGCACCTTGCCGTAGCGGGCGCGATCCATGGCGTTTGACTGCCAGGTGCGGATGTTGTTGCCGGCCGTGGTGTCGGTCAGCACGTTGTTCCACACCAGGTTGTCCAGCATCAGCACGCCACGGATCGGCGAGTCGCCGGCGGCCATGTCACCCGGGATGCGGATGGGCTGCATGCGAATCGTCGCTTCCGAGACCAGCGAGGCCAGTTGGTCGATGTGCGACAGCTTCATCGCATCAGTGGTATCGATGCTGCCCAACTGCAGGCCGCCCTGGATCAGGTCCGTGCCATCCACCACGTAGTGGCGGTTGTAGCTCGGTGCCTTCAGGCCGTTCACCATGAACTCGGCGAACTCGGGGTCGGTGGCCAGGGGCAGGATCCAATCCACGCTGTCCTGCTCACCGCGGGCGCCAGCCAGATGCACCAGGGCTCGCTGCCACAGGAAGTTGGGGATGCCACCCTTCAGCTGGGCCAGCGCGATGCGGCGCAGATCATGCTGGAAGCGCTTCTGGGTCATCTTCCCGCCAGCGCTGACCGGCAGGGTTGCCATGTCGATGCGCTGGTCGAAGTAGCTGAAGTCCAGCTTGGCGCCCTTGCCTTCGGCGTTCTGGTCGCCCATCACAGGGCGCAGCTTGACGATCTGCGCGCAGTCGACGCGCACCGTGTCGCCGGCCGACTGAGCCAGGTCATTGACCCGCACGATCGGCATGTCCGTGGTGGACTGGCGACGGATCAGGCGATCAGCGTCGGAGATGGTCGGCGCGGGGCCGGCCAGTGCGTTGACGGGAGTCGGCTGCTTGCCGACCATGGAGAAGAGAGCTTCGCTCCACTTCTTGGGGGAAAGGCCGCTGCCGGCCGGTACGGTCGTGGTGCTCATTGGTCACTCCAGAATGGTATTACCCGCCACGCATCAGGTCGGCCTCGATTTCCTCATCGGACATCTTGGCGTATCGACCCAACATCGAGGCGGGATCAGTTGATGGTGTTGCGCCGCTCAGCGACGACAGGGTTTCAGGCGCAGGCTTGGGGGCCCGCTCCAGAAGTTCCTTGGCGCTCGGTTGAGCGGGCTTGGTGGTGTCTTGCGCGGCCGGGGCCGCTTGTTCGGAGAGCTCAGCTTCGACTCGACGAACCGCCTCATGGAATCGCTCGCTATCAGGCTTGTCTTTCCATTGCGGGTGGGTCTGCAGCAGCAGGTCAGCGGCCACGGCCATCTCGAACCGCGTTTGGTCCGGGTCGTGTTGCCATGCCAGCAGCTTCGGAACCTCGTCGATCAGGTCTTGGACTTCTGCCGGGAACTCGGGGGGCGCGAACTCTGGATCGGCGTTCTTCGGCGCTGGCGCCTGCTCGCGCAGCTTGCGTTCAGCATCTTCGCGGGCTGCTCGCTCGCGCCTGATGGCCTCGGCCGCTGCTGGGAACTCCTCGGCGATTTCATCGATGTCAATGTCATCGTTGGCGGCGCCAGTCTTCCCGTTCTTGCCCTTCAGTTCCTCCAGCTCCAGACGCAACTTCTCGGCTTCGCTCTTGGCCTGTTCAGCCGCATCACGCGCTCGGCGTTCAGCCCGGCGGGAAGCCCGCAGGGCCTGCGACACATTGCCCTTCGGCTCGTCCGTGGTGGTCGAGTCGGTGGCCGTCGCAGTGGTGTCGGTGGTGGTGGCGGTCTGCTCCTGGGTGTCGGCCGTGTTCGTCTGCTCGCTCGTCGTGGCGGTTTCGCCATCGTCGGCCTGCTGATTCACATCGATGCCGTGCTCGGCCAGGATGGCCAGGTCGTCAGCGTTGAAGTCGTCACTCGATCCAAGTGGCATTGCTCTCTCCGTGCTCGTGCGTGAGCGAACGCGCATGAAAAAAGCCGCCTCAGTTGCCTGGGCGGCTTGCTTCGTTGCGACGCGCTGGTGGTACGCGGCTCCCTTCTTGCGCGAGGGTCTGGGAGCCGGCTTGCCCCTGTGTACGCAACACCGGGCGGGGCGCTCCGGTGTCGGCTAAAACTGGTCTGGGTGTAATCCGATTACACCCGTCGCTGTTCAAGTGGCAACGTTGCCACTTGAAAACGGCAGGAGGTCAGGCGGCCATCGCCTCCTGCATCGCATCGTTGATGGCCTGCTCTTCCGGGTCGATCTGCGGAGCCGTGTCCATCGCCATGCGGTGGCCGGTCTCCATCGGGGCCAGGGCGTTGCGCACGCGAATCTCGTCGGCCCGCGTTTCTGCCAGCTCGGCCTGGGCCTGCTTGTGGCGGATGTCGGCCTGCACCTGATCCTTCTGGATCTGCGCCTGCTCGGCCTGCTGCTTCGCGGCGGCCTGCTGTTGCTGCTGCTGGGCGTTCTTGTCCCCGGCAGTCGGGATGCCAGACATGCGGCGCAGATCGTCGGCGATGCGCTGGCGGTCCGGGTGGTTGCTCGTCTCGATGTAGATCGGGGTGAGCAACGCGGCGGCCTGCGGGCTCGCGCCACCCACGGCCATGATGATGTCCTTGAGCTGCTGCTGCTGCTGCATGCGGTAGGCCGGCGACGTTGGCACCTCAGAGATACCGCAGCGGATCGGGGCGTCGGCCACCATGTTCATCGGGCGACCCTGTTCGTCCTGGGTGTTGAGCATGATCACGCGCTTGCCCGATCCGGTGCCAACCGTCACCTCTGTGTTCGGCTCGGTCATGTCATCAACAATCAGGTCCAGCAGCGATTCGTACACGATCTGCTCGGCAAAGCTCATGTTGTCGTTGAGCTCGCCCATGGCCACCTCGCCCTGCTCCACCAGGCTGGCGATGGCGTTGCCGGCCGTGACGCCGGCGGGAGCGTTGCCCAGCTGGGTGCTGTAGACGCCGGGCACGTCCTGGATCAGCTGCTTGTCGTCCATCATCGACTGCCACTGCTCCTTCTGCAGTGCCAGGTCGTTGCGGAACTCCAGGCCCTTGGCGTTGCGCCGGTTGGCATTGAGCACAGCCACCATGTCAGGCCGCATCATCGTCGCTGCGATGTCGTCGATGGTGTTGAACTTGTTGTCCAGCGCATCGTTGTCGACCAGCAGCTGCTGGGCCTTGAGCATCCAGTCGATGCGCTGGCGGCGATCGTTGTAGCCGTCCTGCGGGGCCAGCATGCCCTCGATCAGGCCGTAGGGTGTGCCGTCCTCATCGTCGCGGAATGCCACGAACGGGATGTAGGGGAAGCGTTTGCGCTTGGTCCCCTCGTCGATCAGCCGGTAGGGGCCGGCGAAGATCGCCCGACGCACCTGGGTCGTGACGCGGCGCTCGAACTTGACCACGCCGCGCTGGATCGCCTCCATGTGCAGCGGGTTGTTCTCGTCGACAGCACGCCAGCGCTTGCCCACACGCATGAAGACGCCCTCAGCCGGAACGCGATACCAGACCTCGTAGAGCTTGATCCGGCCTCGGCCGCCGTCGATCCACTCGCTGCGCGCCACGCTGAACGTGCGGTCGTTCTCGTAGGCGCCGTTGAGGATCGGGCTGGCCTGGTAGCTCTCGTCCAGCCAGTCGTCATCGATCGGCCCGGTCCAGTTGCCGATCATGCGCTGCAGCACGTCCTTGTGCTCCGGCATCTCGGCCATGAGCTCGTCGGCATCGTGCCACTGGCGGCGCACCAGCCAGCGCGCGTGCAAGCTGATGTCCAGGTGCTTGCAGCGCCAGTCCCACCAGATCTCGTTGCGGTGCACATCCTGCACGCGATACGGGTAGTGCAGCGGGTCGCGGTTGCGGGAGACCTCAACCCAGCCGATACCAGCCTTGACGCCTGAGCCGTAACCGTTGCTCACTGCCATGTGAGCCTTGGTCTCCCGGATGGCCTCCTTGAACCGCACCGAGACAGCCTCGGCCACGTCTTGGAACTCGTCCTCGTCGGCCTCCACGCGCTGATCGCGCCGGTTCTTGGCCTGCGTTCCGAGCACGCCATTGATCACCCGGGCCACCAGGTTGATCGGCTTGGTGCTGATGCTCTGCTCTTCTCGGTCTTGCACCTGCTTTGCAGAGAGCTGCTTGCCGTCGTAGTAGCCCACGGCCTTGTCAGAGCGGGGCCGCCACACCGGCTGGTCCTCGCAGTCGCGGATCAGGCGCTCCAGGTCAGTGATGCTGTACCCATCACGCGCCATGTCGCGGCCTGGCTTCGGTGCGATCCGATCCGGTTTGATGGGTTTCAGCTTCATCGTTCTTGTCCTCTATCGGCCCAGGCCGCGGCGGCGGCGGAATGCGGTTGCATCCTCACGCGCGTTGACGGATTCAGGGACTCCATCAGCGAAGGTCATGGCTACCGAATCGGATTTGTCAGGGGATCGCCCGATGGCCTCCTTGACTTCATCCTTGCTTCGTACCTGGATGCCTGCGTAGGGGCCCATCTGCACTACCTTGTAGCGATGGGCCAACAGCTCCTGACGCAGCTCCTTGTCGGGCGGCAGTGCAATCGGGTCTTCGCCATCCGGGTCCATCGCCTCACGCAAGCGCCAGTACATCTCGGCGCGCACGTTCCTGAACCGCAGTTCGCCGGTCTTGTCGGTAGACTTGGTGCCCTCGCTACCAACCACCGCGTGGACGTTGAGGTTCAGGCCGCGGCAGTGATCAAGGGCCGTGGTCCCGACGCCGATGGAATCCACGCAGACCATCGCTCCATCGCGCACCACGCCGACGATGAACGCCGCAGCCTTTGGGCCATCCGTTGTGATCTTCCCTGGCGCCGACACGAACTCACCGAACCATCTGGTGTGCCGCGGCGCCAGAGTGCTCTTGTCCTGCCCGCCGATCGCAACGTCGAACCCCACGCGGGTCATCGGGCCGCGCTCGGCTGGCTCAAGCGGCCTCCACCGAGCCTGTGCTGCGTCGACCCACGATGTCGGTATCAGCTGCCACGGCGCATCACCCAGGCCGGCCAGGAAGTTGCCCTCGGCCATCTGTGACCGTAGGGGCTCAGGCAGCGCCATCAGCGTGTCGCGGTAGCCTGTGCTGCTCAGGAACACGTTGTCGTCGACCGTCGATCGGATGAACGTGCGGCTCTTCGGGTTAACCCAGCGGCCCTTTACCTTCACTGGCCGGCTGTCGGGGACTTCCTGGTCTTCGCCGTGCTCGTTCGTGATGAACCAGCGCAGCTCGCCAGGCTTTGCTGGGTTGGCGTGCTGCGGGTCTAGCCACGGCGCCCAGTACCGAATCACCCACTCGCCATCACTGTCGGTCGGAGGATTGCCGGCGCAGATCACGCGCTGGCGCACCTTCGGGTTGTCGGTGCGCATCCAGCCGATCAGGCTGCGGAACTGCGTCTCTGTGAAGTGCGGGATCTCGTCGAACAGCTTCGCATCGTGCGGGCGGCCCTGGTACTTCATCCAGTCGCCCGGCTCTTTGCAAGAGCCCAGCTCCAGCGTCCGCCCACCTTCGGGAAGGCGCCACATGCCGGTCTGGCTGTTGTAGCCGGCGCGCGTACCGATGATCGTGGCCATGCGCTCTTCGATGCCGGTCAGCTGCACAGCCTGGCGGCGAAAGAGGATGCTGCGCTCCTGCTGGGTCAGAGCAACGCCAAGAAGAAGGTCTGTTTTCCCGCCGCCGGCCTGGCCGCCGTAGTAGAGGATGTCCGCCTTGGACAGCAGCGCCTCAGTCTGAGGCCCAGGCTGTGGGCACCAGATCGGAGTGCTCACGCGCAGCAGCTTTTCGACCTCGGCGCGCTCTTCCTCGGTCATGTGCGGCAGAAGCTCCAGCAGCTCCTGCGTGTTGATCGTCATTCCGTCTGCGCCTCAGCGGGAACCCGGGCGCGGACTGAGTTGAGGATGAAGGCCATGCGGTTGGCTGCCTCGGCGTCGCCCATTGGCTTGTCGGCCAGATTCGCGCCACCATCCTTTGCGTCCAGCTTGTTGATCGCGCGCTCGATCGGCGTCGCCTTGACCAGTGAGTCGACCAGCTTCGCAAGGTTGGCAACTCGACCCGTGAAACTGCACACGCGCTCGAACGCTTGGCGCATCGCAATGGCCTGCTGAGGCGTTCCAGCCTCTTCGGTCACGATCTCGGCCAGACGCTCCAGGCTCTCACTGTTCTCGCGCTGCCAGCGCAGTTCAGCTAGCAATGCAGTTGCCTCAGTCCACAGATCCTCGAACCCGTTCTGCTGTCGGATCTCGATCCTGGACAGCCGATCAGCGATGGCGTCGACTGCCGCTTGGCTCTTCGGGAGTTCTTTGGCGACTTTGCTGGCGACCAGCTTGGCGACTTCCGTTTGGGCACCCTTGGCGACTTGCGCGGAGAGCACCTTGGCTTCTGTGGCTGCGCGGATAGCGCCGTCGAGGTTTTTGCTCCAGCCCTCTGTGCGCGCGTGCTTCTGCACGGCCGAATGATGGACTCCGTACCTGGAGCCCAGCTCGCGGTCAGTGAAGTGGCCAGTGCGGTAGTCCCGCTCGACAGCCTCCCAGTCGACTTGTTTCCGCGCGCCCGCCATCTCAGCCCCCGTTGCGGCGCTTGGCCTCGACCAGCACGGCCTGGCGCTGGGCGCGGACGATGGGGGCCATGCGTAGGATCCAGGCGAATGCGCTCTCGCCTTCGGGCTTTGTGGGGAGCTGCGGCATCTTGACCAGGCGGGGATCGGTCACTGGCACAACTCCGTGGCGCCGGCAGCACAGCCACACTTGCGCAGCTGCTGGGCCACCTGGGCGAGCTTGAGGACGATGGATCCCATGTCAGCGGGCTCCTGAAGCGGGGTCGGCCGTGTGCATGTCGCCAGCACCAGCGGACTCGTCCCGGCCGGTGATGGCGGCATTGAGGTCGCGCAGGCCTGCAGCAGGCAGCACGCAGTCACGGTACACAGGCACTTCGCGGACTTGTTGCTCCAGGCGCTGGGTGATCGTGACATTGCGGGTCTCCTGTGCGGCTAGGGCCTGGGCAACCGTCTGCAGTGCAGCTTCGCGGGCCTCGCGGGCGGTCTCTGCGTCGTGGGCTTGATCGGCGATGACGGAATCCTTGCCGGCGCCGTACATCCACCAGGCGGTGGCGCCGTGGCTTGCGGCGAGCAGGGCGACAGCGGCCAGGGCGGCGTAAGGGCTCAAGAGAACGCCTCCAGGGCTTCGCGGAACAACTCACGGCGCTCGGTGGCGCCGGCCATGGCATTGCCGTTGATCACGCGCGTGATGGCGTCGATCTGGCTGGTGTCGGCGAGCTGGTTGCAGCCGTGCGAGGCCCAGAACCATGCCGCCGTGAGGCATGCATCCTCGGGCGTAGCCACCAGCTCGGGGCGAGCCTCGTAGTCGCGTGCGGGGCTTTGGGTGGCGGCCCGGTAGTTCGCGCGGCCCGTGAGCTGGATCAGGCCACGGCCGCGGTATGCGAAACCGTCACCACTGGCTTCGTCTCCGTTGCCGTTGCGGCCAGCGTAGACATGATTGGCCAGCGCCTTCGGGTTTTTGCAGAGCTTGGCTGCTTCGGCCAGGCTGGGCACACGGCTCGGCCACATCTGGCGGATGCGCTCGGGCGTGCGGTAGTAGAGGGATTCCTCCAACCGAGTAAAAGCCGTCGACTCGTGAGAGCACTGGGCCACGAAAGCCGCCTGCCGCACCGGGCTGGTGATGCCAAATTTCTGGCATGCCACCGACAAAGGCGCGACAAAGGTGCGCGCTTGCGTGGGGGCGATGCCGGCGGCAATCAGGCGGGCGACATCCATGTCACACCTTTTGCTTCTTCAAGCGCACGATCATCACCACGATGAAGCCGAACAAGCCCAGCGAGGCGATCGGATCGGTGATGCCGATCGATTCACCAGCTGCGGCGATGATGGCTTTCTGCTGCGGTTCCGGCAGCAGAAGCCATGCGGCCATGGCAGCGGCGCCAAGCGCCGAGGCTTGCATCGAGAGCCACTTGTACGCGTTCTTCACGTCGTCGACGAATTGCATGGTGCGGTCCTTCAGTGTTTCGAATCGAGCGGCGCCGGGCCGGTGTTGCCGCCCAGGCTGCTCAGGTATTTGCGCTCCATCACGACGATGAGGCGAGGCCCAGCCCAGGCGCCGAGACTGGTGCCGATGGCTTGCATGAGATCCGGCGTGCCGGCGTACTCGGCAGCGGCCCAAGCGAGCATCCCGCCCAGCACGGCCAGGCTCGGGTCCAGCACCAGGTCGATCAGCCGGAACTCACGGCCACGACGGACCAGGTAGCCCATTCGGATGGCGCCGATCAGCGCAGAGGCACCGATCGTTGCAAACACCTCGTGCCAGTCCACGCTGGCCCAGCTGCCTGATGTTGATGGCTCGGCCATGCGTGCTCCAGAAACGGCGAAGCCCGCCGGGATAGCTCCGGGCGGGCTTGGGTGTTGGTTGCGGCCCCACGAATCGAACGTGGCGTCTCTGGCTTATGAGGCCAGCGGATTGCCGACTTCCTCGGCCGCAGTTGTTGGTGCCCCCACCATGGATTCGAACCCGGGGCCGATCCCTTACAGGGGGATTGCTCTACCGCTGAGCTATGAGGGCATGCGGCAGCTCTACATGTCAGGGCTGCCGCTGTTGTTTGGCCCGGTTTCCCGGCACCTTGCCCGGATCACCCGGGCTCTGTGGCTGGCAGGGAACATAGCACCAGCATGCGGATAAATGTTCGGCACCACTTATGGCTCAGCTTCCACTGTCGTTCTCCCGAGTGCTCTGGATCTGGGGGTTCAAAACCGAGGCCCGCATGCGCTGGCGACGGATGGCGGCATAGAGGTCGCTGCGCGCCTTGATCGCCTCATCTTGGAACATGACAAGCTCCGGCATGCTGGGCCTATCAAGGGCCGCGTGATGCAGGCAATAGTCGATGCTGTCAGGCGTCTTGCCGCTGACCCATCCGACCTGCCTGGCATGAGCGTCGCAGATCGGCGCATCACAAGTCCAAACATCGCCACCCAGGCCAGTCAGCAGGGCGTCAACGCCGCCGGCCCGGGTGCGCATGCAGCCTGTGGCCTCGTAGCCGATCACGGCGTCACACAGGCGCGTGGACGGCTCGCCGCACCACATGCATGGGTCTGCAACAGTGGTGTCGCCCATCACGCGCCTCCATCGGTACTTGGATCTCGGGCATCTGATTCCGGCGCGTCGCCAGCATGCGACAGGTTGGCATACACGTTGTCCCAGAACATGCGGTCATCGACGCGCAGCATGTAGCCCTCGTTCATCGTGTCGCCGCCCTGGCTCACGATGTGAGCCGCACAGGTCCACGCCTTCGCGGTGTCTACGTCATCAGGCGTGCAGCGCTCGATCTTCTCCAGCGCCAGTAGGTGCGGGCACTCGCGGGCCTTCACGCCAAGGCAGCACGATAGGTGGTTGTCCTTCACCGGCACCGGGTCCTGCATGCTGCACTGCTTGTGCTGCTGCGGCAGTGCGCCATCGCGCTCCTGCTTGAACAGCATCACCATGCGCGGCACCTCATCGGCCATCTGCTTGGCGTCGTACATGAAGCGTGCTTCGCTCCATTCCTTGCCGGCCTTGCGTTGAGTTTCTTGGTCCCGGTTCACGGACACATGCCATTCGTGTTCAAGCGGGTACTTCAGGCGGTTCATGTCTTTCTCCCGGTACTTGGGTCTTGCACATCGGACTTGGCGTCCTGCACCGACTTCAGTGCCGCTTCCTTGCTCCGGTAGATGGCCCATTCGTCATGGTCCTCTTCCATGACCCCGCGGTAGCCTGGTTCGCACTGACTGATGTCCGAGCAGCACGGGGCCAATTCATCAGCCAGGCACCCGCAGTCGGCGCATTGTGAGACGAGACCGTCATAGCCGTTCGCTACAAGATAGGCCCGTGTGATTTCGATAATGGTCATGATGGTGTCCCCGTGGATTGGTGGTTGGATTCGGTGCGCACCGCCGTCACCGCCGCGGCTATCTGCCGGACCAGCGCTCCCAGCTCCAGCGCCTCATAGAGGCATTCCGAGTCGATCGTCTCCAGCACGTCTCCGGCCTGGTGCAGCAGGTCGGCCAGCACCTTGCGTTCACCGCGCAGCCGATCGATCTCGCCCACCAATAGATTGCGCTCGTGGCTATCGCAGCCTGGCCAGTCACGATACGCTGGGTTGATGCGGCTGCGGATTTCGGCGAGCTGGGCGTCACTCAGCATGGCCGCCTCCCGTCTGCGTGGCTGGTCGCTCCTGGCCTGGAGTCCATTCGATAGGGTGCCCACCTTCCGCCTCCACTTCGGCAAGCATGGCTGCGCGGCACTCCGGGTGCCATCGGTGGGCCTGGAATTCACCATCGGACACGCTGCGCTCGTCGATATGCCGCTCTCCTATCTCGATTCGCTGCCAGCACCAGATGCAGCGGTGGCGCTTGCGCGCGGTGCGTTCGGCCTCGCTCAGCAGGGTGTAGCTCATGGCTTGTCCCATCCTGTACTCGTCACCTGGGGCTTGGGTGGAAGCGGGCGCCAGTCAGCATCTCCTGGCTGGCCGAAGCTCAGGCCTGGCGTGTACGTCAGCTCCTGCCGGTACGGGTAGGGTGTGCGGTCGTAGATCACCCCGTTCTGCACCTTCAGGTGAGTGATCGGCTTGCACGTCTCGCCGAACTCGCGCTTGCCAACCGGCCGCACCATCATTTGCGATCCGTCATCGTGCGTGCCGTCGTACTCGATGTTGTCTCCCTTGTAGAGGAAGAAATAGCGGCCGTTGACGTGCACGCCTAGCTCGCCAAGACTGTTCACAACCCACTCTGGTTCTGAAGCCTTCATGCCCGGGGTGCGCAGTGCGCGGTCTTCTGCGATCACGGCGCGGCAAAGCGCGAGGATGTAGCCGCCAGTCTGCGCCCCTTCCATCACCTGGCGATCAACAGCATAGATCTGCTCATCCGTCAGCTCGGCCTGCTGCGGCGCCTGCCCGCCGTCCCATGCCTGGGCGGCCAGATCAATCAACTCGCGGTCATCGTCGCCGCGCAGCAATCGGTCATGCAGTGCTGCGCAGATGCTCTTGAGCCGATCGACCTCTGCCATCAGCGCCAATTCGCGCTCGCTGCCAGCGCCCAGCAGTCGGGCCTGCTCTATGCACTCGGGGCACTCTGCCTGCTGCGGCGCCTGCGGGGCGCGCACGGCTGCCTCGGCTCCCCCCCGGGTGGCGAACGGGCCCATTTCAAACGTGTAGTCCCCGCCGTGGTAGTGCGAATAGACGCACCAGCCCCCGCGCTCGACGCTGTGGCCGATGATCGTTTCTTGCCGATCCTCGGCCACGGGGGATGCGAGAGACGCCTCCATCGTCGCAATGTCGGCCACGATAGACCATCGCTCCAGCGCTGTGGCCGGGTGGTTGGCAAACTGCTGGTCATGCGTGGCCAGCGCCTCGCGGGCGTATTCCAGGCCGAGGCGTACCGCGGCGTCCAGCGAGACAGGCTCCGCGCCAACCGGCACGGCCTGAGCCTGCTCAACCTGTAAGCCCGGCTTACCAGTTGCCGGGGCCGGTGCGGTGGCTGTCAGCCGCTCCACAGTAGCCCACGCCTCATCCTCTCGCTGCCGCAAATTGCCGATGACGTGCGCGGCGATGTTGGGCCACTCGCGCCGGCTGTTCTGGTGCCAGTCTTTGAAATCGGACGGCATCACGGCGGTGAGGGCGGCTTCCCACTGCTCGACCGTGGCGTGATCGGCCGGGGCCGGTGCGGGGGTGGCGGCATCCCACTGCTTGCGCAGCCGGTCGAACAGTGCCGCATCGTCATAGGTCAGCGTGTGCCCGGCCTTCTGTGCGAGGTTGAACATCACGTTCGCCATCTGAGCGCCGATGTTCTCGCGTGCAGGCGCAG